TGTCAGACTCTAACCTCTTCTTCCCGGTCCTGGCCAGCCAGGTATGGCAGGTTCAGTGGGACCTCCGGATCAGCTCCGGCACTACGGAGGACGGCAAGCTGGCAATCAACTTCCCCGCCGGCACGCAGGCTCCATGGGGCTACATAGGCTACAACACATCCGCTCTTGTAGTCCCGCCCTCTGCGGACTCGACAGTGCTGAGCGACAACACTTTCACCATAGGCGGCACGGGTACAGCGGCCACCAACTCCTTCCACATGACGGCCTGTATCTTCGTCGGAGGCACGGCGGGAAACATCACCCTCCGCTATGCGCAGAATACCTCGGGGGTGAACAGCTTCACCATGAAGAAGGGGAGCACGATGATCGCTACTCGATTGGCTTAGACTCCCGGTAGAAGGGAGGTGAACCAATTGATAATTGATATCTATGAATTCGGTCCGTGCCCGTACGCGAAGACGACCCAGGCCGTTTACTGGTTCTGGCGGAAGTTCGACTTGTTTGAAACAAACGTATTGCTAGGCGGAACCTACGCAAACAAGTCGGGCTTTCACAACGACGGCGACACGAACAACAATAAGTGGCCCGGCAACTACTCGGTGCGGGATGCACCGAACAAATCGGGTCCGTGGTGGAAGACGTACAGCAGCGCGATTGATCTGACATTCCCGGACGCTCAAGCCGGAAACTACAAGACAATCGACAAGTACACGTCTCGCCTAATGGCATCCGCGAAGAATGCGAGCGACCCCCGGCTAGACCTGGTGTTGTTCGAGTTCTACGGGCAAGATGATGATGACCATGTGGTTGAAGGCTGGAATGAGTACAAAGAGGAGGCAGTAACCTCCGACTCGTCTCACCTCTGGCACCTCCACTTGTCATTCCTGCGCAATAAGTGCGGCGACCCGCTCGCAATGTGGGCGTTGCTGACAGTCCTTTACGGCTGGTCTGTAGCCCAGTGGCGGGAGAGCTTGGAGGAGGACGTGCCTTTAACACCGGATGAAATCGACAAGATTGCTCGGAGGGTTTGGGAGATCGACGGCATTGTTCCCGCCCCGAGAGACCGGGTGGATCAGGCCAACCAGTACTGGAGCCCGGCAGCGGTCATGGCCGCCATCGACAACCTCGGGCGGGACATCAAGGCGATGGTCCTGGACGGGACTACTCCGGCCGGAGTCGCCGGCACCGTGGCCGGAGTCTCCCGGATCAAGCTTCTGGCCGAGATTCAGAAGGTCCGCACTACGACCGGCGAGACAGGTGCCGATCTGGTCGGGCTGAAGGAGACCGTAACGACGGGCCTTTCGGCCATTAGCGTTGGGCTCGCAGGCCTCCCGCCCCGTGTAGCGCAGGAAGTGGTCAACGCGCTTACCGTTGGGTCGGATGAGGAGCTGCGGGATGCATTGATGACAGCAATCGGTCCGGAGCGCTGGGCTCGAATCACCCGGCTTTCGTGATCGGGATCGGACGGGCATGAGTGAGGCTGGAGCGCTGGATCGTAATAGCCAGGGACGTGTTGTGCGTCATGGTGGGGCTCGGCGGCATCGTGCACCAGGAGGCCACAGGGAAGGTCAGCGAGGCCCTTCTGCTGGTGTACACAACACTAGTGGGGGTCCCAGGCGTCATCGGGATCTGGCAGTTGAAGGGGGCGGTTGGCGCGGGACATACCAGCGCCGATTCGCAATCCCGCTCTCAGCAGCAGCCTTCCTCGCCGCAGGAACAATCACCGTCATCGAGTGCGTAAAGTCCTGGAGCTGAAGATGCCGCACAAGTTCTGGTATGCGTTGGTAGCGGCTTTTATGACATCGCTTCTCCTATCGCTGGCATCATTCCAGCTCTCCGTGCATTACGCGCGGGAGTCCGCTAAGAGCTGGTGCGGCATCGTTGTGACGCTCGACGACACCTACAACTCGACTCCTCCGACTACACCTACCGGATTGGAGATTGCGGCTGATATGGCGCAGCTCCGGAAAGACCTAGGCTGCTAACAAAGGAGTAAGGCAATGAAGATTTTCGGTAGGGAGCCGACCTTGGCTCTCCAGGGGATCTCGGGAGTGCTCGCGTTCCTTGTGACATTCGGCTGGGACAAGCTCACGGCAGAGAACTCCGGAGCGATCGTCGCGGTTCTGGCCGCCGGCTTCGGCGTGATCACGGCGATGGCCGTCCGACCGGTTGCGCCGGCCGTATTCACGACGGTGATCACGACCGGTGCGGCTCTCCTCTCGACGTACGGGCTCGACTTCTCCCAGGAGAAGATCGGCACCTTGCAGCTGGCGGTGGTCGGCATTGTGGCCTACCTGACCCGGCAGCAGGTATCCCCGGTCGGCTCAGCGCTTCAGACCGGAGTCCTTGGGAACAAGGTCACGACAGATGACGCCGTTCCGGCCGTATAGCGGCATTTCTCTGGGAGGGGTAAGCTCGGTCCAGAGCTGAGGGTTTTCCGTCCTCTCGCTCGGTCGGTTACGCGCCGATCCCTTCCCCGCTGTGGCCCCCGCGACCTTGAGTCCGGGGGTCGCAGTGTTTCTGCATTCGGGCCTTTACGATCGGGAAGGCGTGGGCTAGAGTCACTGGTGAACCACGAGCCCTTGGGAAGGGGTCCAGATGCCTCCACGGATAGTTCGCCGGACGCGAGCGGAAGAGATCACGGTCACGATCCGCCCGTACGACGAGAACGAGTGCCAGATCTGCGGCGACAAAGCCGACTCCGAGATGGGTGAGTTCTGGGACACGCGCACCAGCGAGAACGTCTATGCCCATGGCGGTTGCGGAATCGATGCCGGGATGGAGTTGGCATGAGGTGCGGAAAGGGTCACATCCACGCCAGTGTCGCAGAGGTCCGGAACTGCTACAGCGGAGGCACCCCACGATCCTTCGACCCGCAGATGCTCGCGACCGAGCCGATGAAGAATCTGATCAGGATCCTCATCGAGACGCGCGTGTTCAAGCCGGAAGATCGAGACCTGTTGGACCTCATGGGGAAAGCGCTATCCTCTGGGGAAGAGTTTGACCTCTCCGTCGCCCGAAAGTTCATCGACCGTTACAAGCCATACCCGCAGAAGCAGCCGGAGAAGCGCCGGGGCAGTGAGATCAAGGTCTCCCGCGACGGGATCTACTACGACCGGGAGCTGAACACCCTCTACAAGGTCCAATGGAACCAGGACCGCACCCGCCTCTTCGCCAAGGTCGGAGTCGAGATCGGCGGGAAGAAGCTGGAGTGGGACTACCGCCCCGGACTCATCTACCGGCTCCAGCCCGAGTGGCAGCTCACCTTCGAGGAGGCCAAGGAGTTCGGAGCCCTCTACGGCCAGTGCATCCGCTGCGGGCGGGAGCTGAGCAACGAGAAGTCGATCGAGCAGTCCATGGGGCCGATCTGTAGCGGGCGGGAGAACTGGCGCTGACTTTTTCACCATAGCCACTTCCGGATCGAGAAGACTTGCCGTAACGTCAGGGGCGGGAAGCAACAGGCGCCAGAGGGAGACGGAAATGAACAAGATCGACCGGATGATGGACAAGATCCAGAAGCTGATCGCGATGGCCGACGATCCGGCCGCTACCCCCGAGGAGGCTCAGACCTTCCGCGATAAGGCGGAATCCTTGATGATGCAGTACCGCATCGAGGAGTCGATGCTGATCGCGGAGGACCCGACCGGCATCCTGCCGATCTGGAAGAGGGTTGTGGTCGGAGAGACCTCCTCGGAGTTCTACGGCTGGCACAGCGCCATCTGGAACTACATTGCCCGGCACTGCGGGCTCCGAAGCCAGATCAAGTACGAATACAAGGGGAACGGGCTTTACGACATTCTGGCCGATACGGTCGGCTATGCGTCCGATATCCGATACGCCGAGTTCCTTCACAACGCCGGTCGGCTCGTGATGATCTCGAAGCTGGAGCCGAAGGTTGACCCCGGCCTCTCCGAAGCCGAGAACGTCTACAACTACCGGAGCGCGGGATTCACCCGGCACGCTATCGCGAAGATCCTGTGGGGGACCGACAACGGCAACGGGCCGCAGAAGGTTACCGCCCTCTACAAGAAAGAGTGCGCGCGGCGTAACGAGACGCCCACAGTCGTAGGGCGGGAGTTAGTCGCCGGCAACTATCGCGAAGCGTACGCGGAGGGATTTGCCAACGAACTAGCCCACCGGCTCCGCCTCTCCCGCGACGCGGCCCGCTCCCAGGGCGGAGGTCTCGTCCTTCACGGTCGGCAGGAGCGAGTCGACGCGGCTTTCACAGAGAGGTTCCCGCCCGAGGAAGCCACCCCGGAGCCGGAGGAAGAGAAGGAAGATTGCCGCCTTTGCCGGCCGGACAGCGGATACAAGTGCCGCCAGCACCGTACTCGGGAATTGACGAAGTCGGAGCGCGACAAGATGCACCGACAGCTTTACGGCACCGCCGCTCGCCTAGGGCGGGCCACGGGCAGGGAGGCCGCTAAGGACGTTATCATCCAGCGCGGCGAGGAAGCAACAAAGGGACTTCCCGAGTAGTCGGGAACGTAAGGTGGGCGCCCGGTGGCGAGGCACTGGTTAAATCCCTGCCTCGCTTCCGGGCCAACCCATTTCTAGAATTTGTTCATTGCATTTGTAGCCATTCAGTGCGCAATGCGATAACTTTGGAGTCGGGAAGGAAACGACAACAAAGGAGACGGAAATGGCTACCAGGAACGCAGCGAAGTCGACCAAGAGGATTGCCGGCCTGACGATGGCGCTTTGCGGCGCGGTCTCGATTGCAGCGAATGCCATTAGTGCCGATCACACCGCGCTAGGGCGGGTCGTAGCGGCCTGGCCGGCCATCGCACTACTCCTCGCGCTCCACCTCCTCCAGCACGCCCCGAAGTACCCCCTGGTCAAGATCGCGATCGTAGCGATTGCCGGAGTAGCGGCCTGGGCGAGCTACTGGCACATGGTTCACGTAGCGACGATGGCCGGCGAGGACACCGTTACGGCCCACCTCCTCCCGATCATCGTGGACGCTCTCATGTACGTAGCCACCGCCGTCTTCACGAAGCCCGCTCCCGTCCCGGCGCGCCGGACCCGCACCCGGAAGCCCGCAGCCTCGAAGCCGGCTCGGAAGCTCGCAGCGGTCTAGCAGAACTTGGAGAGCCGGGAGCCTAGCGCTCCCGGTTTTTCTGCCGTAACGTCCGGGGCGGGAAGCCTCAACAAGGGAGACGGAAATGCCGAAGACGCTGGTGGAGAAGCGGGAAGCCGTGGAGCAGCGCGCGTGCGACCGGTGCGGTGCGCGACCGGGAGCGCTGTGCCGGAAGACTCCTCCGGTCGTCAGGATCGACTCGCCTTCCGGCAGCATCCTCTACCCGCTCCCGAGGAGGAAGAGGGGGCGGCAGGCGCTGGTCCGGCTCCCGATCTCCAGCACCCACGAGGGTCGGTAAGATCCTTTTGCTGAAAGACTTTACGATCGGCAACTATTGCCGTAACGTTGTCCTCGGAAGGCCCCGCGTGACCGAAGGAGATCGAGATGCACCGCTGCGTAGGGAATGTCCGGGAGTGCGAAAATCCCGCCCGTTGCGAGAACTGCGAGTTTGTGGCTGCTGAGTGGATGCCAGTCTTTGCTTGGAGGGAAGGGGAAGACCTCTACTCCATCTGCTGGGGCTGTATCGAGAAGACTCCCGGTCTTGGGGAATTTGTGATGAGTTGGATGACGGAGGTCCAGTCGTGACCAAGCAGGATATCGCGCTCCAGATCCAGCGAGCCATCAACCGGGGGATCGAGGGCGAGGAGAACGGCCTGGAGATCGGCTCGGACCACGAGGACTGGGCCCAGGAGGTCGGCGTGGTCCGGAACGGGTCCTTCGCGATCGAGATGAGTGATGGTCTGATCTTCCGGGTTACTGTTGAGAGGGCGGGAGTGCTGTGATCCACGCCTGCGCCGGCAACCCGGAGGAGTGCGAGCACCCGGCCGTTTGTGACCAGTGCGGGGCCTGGGCTACCGCCGAAAATCCCGTCTTCGTCTCGGATGATCTCGGAGAGCTTCCGCACTTCTACTGCGGTCGCCACGGTGCGATTCCCAAAGAGTTCAAGATTTTCTGCTGAAGGTACTTCCGGATCGTAAAGTCATGCGGTAACGTTCTCCTTGGGAAGAGGAAGCGCCACCGAAGAGGGAGACGGAAATGTCGAAGAACACGAAGTGCCGGATCTGCGAAGTTCGCCCCATCGGCTCGGACGACGCGAAGGCGATCGAGCTGTGCAACGGCTGCTACGAATTGGCCGGCTGGGAAAACACTCACAACGATGATGACCACGACCGGCTGAACAAGATCGAGGCATTCGACTTCGAGGCCGCCAAGATCGCGGACCTGAAGAACTTCGCCAACGAGCTTCGCATCAAGCTGAGCCGCAATGAGCGGACCCGCCCGACGATCACCGCCGCGATCAAGTCCCACCAGGAAGACCTCGCGAAGAACACCGTGACCGACTCCTGCTGGGTCTGCCGCCCGGAGCTAGACACGACCGCGAAGCCCTACACCGTCCGCAAGGGCACCTCCCGCTCCGGTCTCGTCCGGAACGTCCCGGCTCGGGCCGCAGGCGAGGCCAAGGCGATGCTGGTGAGCGAGAAGCTGGCCGCCCGGTACGCCACCCGGATCGACAAGAGCGAGAAGGACCGGGTAGTGCTGGAGCTGACCAACGCGGGAGACGTAAGTTTCCGGCTCTCCTGGACGCTCGACGGTCACTACCTCTTCAACGACACCAACCTCAAGATCGAGGGGAAGACCAACCGGAAGGTCCGGAACGTCTCGGAGCTTCTTCGGACCCTCGCTCCGTACCTCGCCCGCAAGGCGTAGCGAGTTCGCCCCCTCCTTCGGGAGGGGGCACTTCATTTCCTCGGGAAGGGAAAAGATCGAGATGGGAACCACCACCGCGTCCAAGTACGGTCTCCGGGCCGCAGCGACCGAGAAGCGGAACAAGCACGCGCAGCGCACCCCTCTACCGCCCCGTAGCGGCGAGATCGAGGGAGCCAGGGAAGCCCTCAGGGTAGCCCAGGAAATCACGGGAGAGCCACGCTCGGCGGGGAAGGCGGCAGCTTTCGTCGCGTACGTCGAGGGCCACGGCTGGGAAGCCACCGCAAAGCCTTTCGAGGGCGGGGTTGTCGAGGTCACCGCAAAGCGCGGGAACGAGACCATTTGGATCTCGTGGACCAACGGCGCGATGACCGTCAACCCGATGCCGACGTACGGCGTGGATGAGTGGACAATCAAGCTCCGGAACGCGAGTGCTGCTCGGCAGCAGGCCGCCCTCCCGCCCGAGGAAGGTGCGAAGCGTAAGGAGAAGGTCGCCACCAACAAAGCCTTCAAGCCGCGTGCCCTTAAGCCCAAGACTGTCAAATTGCCATTCGATATTGTAGAGGCCACCGATGCAGAAATCGCAGATGCCCTTGCTGGAACGACGGTTGAATGGGACAACCGTCTATCAGAGCGCAGCGAGACGGCATATCTACCAGAGGACCCTCGCCGTATCGAAATTGTCTTCACAGACGATCCCGCTGCCCGACTCGTTAAGGTATGCTGCCGGCAGAACGGCTATCGCGCATTCCGTCTATCCAACCTCACATCGGTATCCGGCGCGACCCTCTTCACCAAGGGCGGCGGCAAGCAGAGGGCGAAGAAGAAGGCCGGAGCCTGACTGGACGGCTCGCTTATTCGACTTCACGCTCACCACGATCGCCGGCATTGCGATCCTACTCGGCACCTTCACCCTATCGGATTGGTAGGAAATGGACAACATCCTCACAGAATGGATTCCCTGCAATGGGTGCGGGCTGCCGGTTATCGAGCGGGACGGAGTGCTCGTGGACGCGGTCTACTTCGGACCACACGGATCCAATCAGATTGACACAGACGTCGAGCACGAGTGCAACCCTCGCTAGGAGAGGCAATGCAATGGCAATCAAAGAGACCGACCTCGCATGGCTAGCGGGGGTGATTGATTCGTCATCCAGTACATACACTCACAAAAATGGCAACGGAAGAGTTTCATACAGACTGGCAATTTCTATGAAGAATGATAAAAAGTCCCTGATGGATCGGATATCTTCTCTGACGGGAGCAGAGCCGGTTCGGCGGGATCAGTTGACCCCTCCCCATACAGAGGAAAGAATGCGAAGGGGTTGTGTCGACCATTGTCCCGAAGCTCATATCCATGTTGCATACCAGCCCAGAAATTCAGGGCGCATAACCCTGTCAGCGGTTAGATGCTACGTAGTGCTATGGAATGTCTATGCATTCCTCTCTGAAGGATCAAAGTATGACCACATTCTGGATGATCCGTATTGGGCCGGTCGAGGGCCTGGAAAGAAGGTCTGTAAATCTATGATGGAGCTGGGCTGGGAAATGCCCGAGCTACCCGAGGAGTTGGCATGACAAATGAGAAGTGGTTCTGGGGAACAGTGATGGCGTCGGCACTACTGACCGGCTTCATCATCGGCATATTGGAGAAGGTTCTGTGAAGAGAGTTATCGCTGCGGGTCTGACGCTCGCGCTCGTGATGGGGACGATGGAGGAGTGCGAGGCTCCGCCCCGCTGGGCGGTAATCGTAACCGGCATGGGGAAGGACGGACGCGCGGACGTAGTTGTTGAAGTCGACCGGAAGGAGTACCAGAAGGTCAACAACACCGCGCTCCCGTACCTCTTCAAGATCAATCTCACGAAGGCGAGCCGGCTCGAAGTCGAGGCGACGCGGCGAGGTAGCGGCCCGATTGACTGCGAGATCGAGCTAGTGGAGGGGAAGGACAAGCGGAAGACTGTCTCCGAGACCTCCAACAAGGGTGACGGAGTTACCGTCACCTGCTTGACAGCGAAGTAGAAGGAGGGGCGGGATGATCTCGGCGGAGTTGAACGAGCGATGGAACCGGATCTGGGTCCGGTCGGACTACAACATTGCCGGGATGGACCGATGGATTGCGGGCTCCAACTTCTCGGAGTCGAATGGGCCGCACTGGAGCTGCCCGTTGTCCATCGACACGTGCCTGCTCCTGCGGGAGCGGTTCGGCTCTGACCTCCAGATCTCCCGCCCCCTCGCTGACTGGTACCGCGCCGAGAGGAAGGCGCGCGACGAAATGACGGTGCTGGCGTCCGCGACCGAGGCAACCCTGTCCCGGCTCCCGGCAGAGGCGCCGGCTCTCTTCGAGGCAATGTCTAAGCGTCCTTATCAAGCCGTAGGCGCCAGATTCGTGGCGGACGGTCGATCGGTACTGATCGCAGATGAGCCAGGCTTAGGCAAGACGCTACAGGTGCTAGCCGGCATCATAGAGTCGGATGTGGACGGGCCATACCTGGTCATCTGCCCGAAGGTCGCGACGGAGAGCGTCTGGCGCCGGGAGATCGAGCGATGGATTCCTGGCGCCAAGGCGGTCACCTTCCCGGACGGCAAGGCCGCGCGGCAGAAGACATTCAGCGCCTTCCGGAACCTTCAGCAGAAAGCGCTTTCCTCACGTGAGCCGTTCATGAAGTTGGCGCTCGCTAAGACCTTCCTGATCATCAACGTCGAGATGGTGCGGGTCAAGAGCTTCTTCCGGTGCGCCGAGTGCGGGGACAAGACGACGTTCACCAAGAAGCCGATCGACTACCTTGACTGCGGGCACGAGAAGGACTCCTCCACGAAGAAGATCGACCAGCCGACCCACGATGAACTCTTCTGGGAGAAGTGGGGAGCCGTCGTCGTGGACGAGAGCCACGAGGCCCTTATCCGGAAGTCGGGCACCCCTACCCAGACCCGGAACGGTCTAGAGCTTCTAGCGCTGCGCGAGGGTGGTCTACGGGTGGCTATCTCGGGCACTCCCCTACGCGGTCGGCCGCACCAGCTCTGGGGAACGCTCAACTGGCTGGAGCCGAAGAAGTTTGGAGGCTTCTGGCGGTGGGCCGGCACCTACTGGGAGACCGGCAACAGGTTCTCCCCGTTCACGATCGAGAAGCTGCGGGCGGACCGGGAGCCGATGCTGTGGGATAGCGTGAGCAGTCTCGTCCTCCGGCGAGTCAAGCAGGAGGTAGCGAAAGACCTCCCGCCCAAGAGCTACGTCGGCACTCCGCTGGACTCAGAGCTCGACTCTCCGGTGGGAGTCTGGCTGCCTATGCTTCCGCAGCAGGCCAAGAACTATGAAGCGATGCGTCTGGACAGCGCGGTCCGGATCGAGGGCGGGACGCTCGACGCCATCGGGCACCTTGCGGAGATTACCCGACTCTCGCAATTCGCCTCCTCCGCCGGGCGGATGGAGCGCGGAGAGTTCGTGCCGGCCATGCCTAGCAACAAGTATGAGTGGCTCATGCAGTTCCTGGAGGAGATGGGGTATCCGGACGACCCGACCGGTAAGGTGGTTGTAGCGTCCCGCTCCCGGCAACTGCTGGAGCTGTTCGAGAAGGGCTTGAACCTAAACCATATCGGCACATGCTCGATCACGGGGAAGACCCCCGGACGCGGCCGGACGGCCATCCTGGATGCCTTCAACGCTCCTGGCGGACCCGGCGTGATGCTGCTGTCAATCAAGGCCGGAGGCGTCGCCATCACAATCGATACCGCTAGCGATATGGTGTTTCTTGATGAGTCCGACCCGGACACCATGAGCCAGGTGGAAGACCGGATTCACCGCGTGAGCAATCCCCGCCCCTGTCGGTATTACTACCTCCGATCGCTCGATACCGTCGAGGTCGGAAGGGCAGCAGTCTACGCCGAGCGCGGGGCTGATGGACGCCGGCTGCTGGATGAGCGTCGTGGAGTAGAGTTCTCACGTCGAGTTCTGGAGCTGTCTTCTCGGGGCGGGAAGTAATGGTCATTGTCCTGTTTGCGATCGCATTGGCGGTCCCATTTGCATTCTGGATGGGAGTGCGGCAGGAGCGTGGCCGGCAGCAGAAGATCGAGGAATTTGACGCCCTGGGGCGGGAAGAGGCGAGAGCCCGCAAAGGCACCATCCTAACGAGGGTTGTTCTTCGTCGGTAGCCTGCTTTCGGCAGATGTCCGCCTCCAAGTACGATCGATCCATACGTTGATCCAATCACCTAGCAAGAGGAGTAGAACGTGCCGAAGTCGGCAGAGCCCAAGGAATTCACGAGCTACGTCAACCGCCCAGAGACTCCGGTCCAGGAGCTGTTCGCGGACTGGCTGGAAGAGGTCTGCGAGCTGGAATTTGCGACGGCCAAGGCCAAGCAGGCCTTCCGGCTCGGCGTGCGTCTCAGCAAGGTCCTGATCATGGACTTCCAGGCCAGCGAGGCCAACCGGGCGCTCCGGGCGGAGCGGAAGACGGCGGCTGAGGCTGCTGCGGAGGAGGCCAAGGAGGCCGCTCCGAAGAAGGTCGCGAAGAAGGCTGCCCCCAAGACCACCAAGAAGGCTGCCAAGGTCGCGGAGGAAGCGGCTGAGGAGGATGGCGAGGAAGTCGAGGAGGCCCCGGCTCCCGTCTCGCCGAAGAAGGTTGCGAAGCGCGTCGGCAAGCGCGCTGCGGCTCCGGCAACCGAGGAAGAGGCGCCTTTCTAGGTCGCCGGCTGGGCGAGGGGGTGGGGTCAAACCTAATCCCGGTGGATTTACACCGGCACCCCCTCGTTTCTTTTCAAACCTCTGGGAAGGGAAGCGCGTGACGGAACGCATTCCCCGGATCCGGACCTCCGAGCGCCGGCTGTTTCAGCGTTGCCCGCAGGCCTGGTGGTGGGGTTATCGACAAGGGTTGAAGCCCAAAGGACGCGCGAGTGACGCGCTGTGGTTCGGAGAGCTTGTCCATATTGCTCTCGCCAATTGGTATAGCGGTCCCGGCCTGAAGCGCGGACCGCACCCCGCCGAGACCTTCACGACACTCGCGACCGACGAATTGCGCATGATGAAGACGGATGATGCGACCGAGGAAGAGGTTGCCAAGTACGTCGATATGCGCACCATGGGCACGGTACTGCTAGAGACCTACGTCCAGCACTATGGGATCGATCCGCGCTGGTCGGTTATCGCCCCGGAGCAGACCTTCAGCTTCAAGATTCCCTTCCCGGAGTGGTGGGGCGAGGCTTCCCGCGCTATCCTGTGCGATTACGTCGGCACAGCGGACCTCGTGTACCGGGATCTCGACGCGGGCACGCTCTGGCTGGGAGAGCACAAGACCGCGAAGGCGGTACAGACGAAGCACCTTCCGCTAGACGAGCAGGCCGGATCCTACTGGGCGGTCATGACGACCTCGCTGCGCAAAGCCGGCCTCATAACGGCCAAGGAATCGTTGCGCGGCATTATGTACAACTTCATCCGCAAGGGGGTGCCGGATCCCCGCCCGGTCGACGCGCAGGGGTACTGTCTGAACAAGGACGGTTCCCGCTCGAAGGTCCAGCCGAAGCCTTTGCTAGTCAGGCATCCGGTTGTTCGCATCCGGCACGAGCAGCGCTCGCAGCTCAACCGGATCCAGAAGGACGCGGCTATCATGGAGATGGTGCGCACCGGGGAGCTGCCCGTTACCAAGACCACCCACACCTCGTGTAGCCGGTGCGACTTCTATGAGATGTGCATGCTGCACGAGCAGGGCGGAGACTGGCAGGCGTACAAAGAGGTCGCCTACCGCGTCCAGGATCCCTATGCCGATCACCGAAAGACGGCGGAGGAGCCGGGGACGTTTGAGATCGGCTAGCGGCAACTCTCGACCAGGGGAAGAATAGGCGGAAAGGAAGGGGTCAAATGAGAGCAGCTGTTACCGGAAGTGCTGCGGCGGCTGGGCGTCGAGGAGTCGCGACCGAACGGGACGTGGTTACGGTCTCCGACTTCGAGAGCGCTATCCGCGAGCTAGACGGAGAGTCTGAGCACTCGAACATCATGGTATACGGGGATAGCGGGTGCGGCAAGACCGTGCTCGCGGGTACCTGCCCCAACTCGCTGATCCTTGCCTGCGAGCCAGGCTATATTTCGGCTGCGAGAACGACGCTAGGCGTGCCGGTAGGCAAGAGGCTAGTCCGGGAGGTCCGCGACTCCGCAACCGCCCTAGCGGCAGCCGAGTACCTGGAGGCGGGAGGGGCCTCGAAGTACCAGTGGGTCATCCTCGAAGGCGCGACAACGCTGGAGACAAAGGTCCGGCTCGGCTATGCGGCGGAAGCCTTCGACCAGAATCCGGAGAAGCGGACGCACCGTAACCTCCCGGACAAGCCTGACTACTTCAACACGCAGAACTTCCTGCGGTCGTTCATCGCTCGACTCGTGGACCTCCCGGTCAACGTTCTTGTTACCGCGCACGCTATGCGGATGGACAATGATGAAGGCGACCGGCAGGTGATGCCGGCCTTCCAGAAGAAGGACGGAGAGCTGTCCAACTACGTGTCCGGGCTGATGCACGTGGTAGGGTTCATGCGGCCCAGGATGGTCGCCGGGGCGGAAGGCGAGCCGAAGCGTAAGGTTCGGCGCATCCTCTTCTCGGAGGCGGTAGACCCGAAGTCGGATACACACTACTTCGCGAAGGACCAATTCAACCGGCTTCCTCGCGTGCTGGACGACACCAACATGCAGGAAGTCATGAAAATCATAGAGTCCGATGAACCAGCGGCAGCACCTCCTCGCCGCGTAACAACAGGGAAGAAGGCGACAGCGCGTGGCTAAGGTCACATGGGGCGGGAACGTCTCCGCCGATGCAATCGACAACGCCGAGAGGGGCAACTTCAAGCCGTACGACGGGCCGATGCCCGTGCCCGGCATGTATGCCTGGAAGATCAACATTCTCCGGCGGAGGATGAGCAGCAACAACAACCCGCAGCTGATGGTCGGGCTGGAGCTGATTCCCCGGAAGACGCGGCCGGATGACCAGAAGTACAAGGGATACTTCATCACCGACTTCATCCCGGTAGGCGAGAGCAGCGCTTTCCGGCTCGCTCCGTTCCTGGACGCCATCGGGGTCAAGGGATCCGACTTTATCGACCGCACCAAGGACGACGGCACCGACAAGGGCAACATCGTCTCGATCGGCAAGTGGAAGCACACCGGCAAGCAGTACGTCCAGGCTTCCCTCGTGATGGGGTCCTACAACGGTGCTCCGCGACTGGAGATCGGCGGATACTGGCCGCCTCCGAACGCTGCCCCCGTCGAGCCGGAGCCCGAGCCGGATGAAGATGAGGATGAAGAAGTGACGGACACCGCCGGCTCCGATTACGATGAGGAGCCACCCTTCTAGGCATTACTCGGGGTGTGGGATGGGAGGGGAAGTGTTGCGGCGCTTCCCCTTCCTTTATTGGAGGGTGATGAAGCAGCGAGAGCTAATGGACCACCTTATGGGGGTTCACGGATACAATGAGATGACATGGCCCGATAAGCAGCAACGTCTCGCTGCGGGTCCGGAGGTGTGGGAGGTCTATCACACGCACCTTCACAAGACGAATTGCGGGCACCGGCACGCCGGAGAGCCCGAGGTATCGAGCGAGGAATGGTGGGAGCCAATGGCATCGGTGTGGCTAGTCCAGGAAGAGAACGACGCGACCGTGCTCGGGGTATACGTGACCGAGGACATGGCAAGGTCCGCAGCGAAGGGAGGCGAGCGGGTAACGGAGGCCGCACTCAACCCGCCCCGGCACTCCGGCGCTTCAATTTACGATCGTGTGTGGTCCGAAATGGACTCGATCATGGATCGACTCATGGGCGGGAATCCGCAGCTGAACGACAAGTATCAGGCGCAGGGCCTCGCCTTCGCGCTCGCGGTATTCGACAACCCCGGCAAGCCGGACATCAACGCCGTCCGGAAGCGCGCTGTTGAGCGCTGGAAGGAGCGAGGAGAATGAGCACAGTCTCGAAGGAGTATTCGGCGGTAGATCCGAAGGACGGCATGACTATCGAGGAGGTTCAAGAGTTCCTCAACGACGTGCCGCTGTACGCGAGGCTTCGGGTTACCGCCGGCTTCGGCTCGCAGATCAAGAAGCTCAAGGCGGAGTGGAACGGTCACCCGCAGGCGATCGGGAAGGTGTCGGCGTGAAGCTGTCTTTCGGGTCCGCGAAGCCTCCTAGGAGTGCCGCCGTACTCGGCTGTGGTCCTGCCGGAATGTTCGCCGCGCACGCCTTAGCGAGCAACGGGGTCAAGGTAGTCGAGGTCATCTCGAAGAAGCGCAAGAGCCACATGTACGGCGCCCAGTATCTCCACGCCCCTATCCCCGGTCTCGCCGCACACGGCACCGTCGTCAAGTACTCGCTGCGGGGAACGGTCGACCAGTACCGCGAGAAGGTCTACGGGGGCGGAGAGCGGCTGGAGGTCTCCCCCTCTGTTCTCCAGGGATACCACCAGGCCTTTGATATCCGGAAGGCATATGACGATGCATGGAACCGGTATCAGAATCTGGTCTACAACATGGAGGTGAAGTCGGGGGACATCGATAGCATCGCAGATGAGTTTGACGTTGTCATCAGCACTATCCCGCGCTCGATCGTCTGCAAAAGCCTGGAGCGGCACACCTTCCACTCGCAGGCTGTCTGGGCGATCGGAGATGCTTCCGACCGCGACCAGTGGGCGCCGGTCCCGCCCGAGGTCGGGCAGGCGGGAGTAATCTGCAATGGGGAGGAGTACCCCTCGTGGTATCGAGCGTCGCGGGTATTCGAGCATGCTACCGTTGAGTGGCCATTCCAGAGCAAGCCTCCCATCCCCGGAGTCGCGGAGGTCTTCAAGCCGACCGGCCACAGCTGCGACTGCTACGGGGATATGCCGTGGATCGCCTTTGCCGGGCGGTACGGCTCGTGGGAGAAAGGCGAGCTATCGCACCACGCCTACAACAAGGCGGAGCTGATTGCGAATCCCCGTGGTTAAGACCAACGGGGAGGGGATCCCCATCATTGCATGCGATATCGACGGCACCCTGGGCGACTACCACTCGCACTTTCTCGACTTCGCGCGGAAGTTCATGGGGAAGGAGATGCCGCCGGCCGACCAGATCAACCCCGGTCAGCCTCTGTGGAAGTTCATGGGGGTTACGCAGGAGGCGTACCGCGAGTGCAAGCTAGCCTTCCGGCAGGGCGGGAACAAGCGGTGGATGCCGATGTATCCGGGTATCAAACGGTTTGCCGACAACGTGAAGACGGTAGGGGCGGAGCTGTGGTTGTGTACCACCCGCCCCTACCTCCGGCTAGACAACATCGACCCGGACACGCGGGAGTGTCTGCGCCGGGCGGGAATCGAGCCGGATGGGTTGCTGTTCGGGGATGACAAGTACAAGGAGCTGCACCGGCAGGCCGGCTCGCGGGTCGCCGGGGTGATCGATGACCTTCCCGAGATGTGTCTAGAAGCTAACAAGTACTTCCCGCTAGTCGCAATTCGGGATCAGCCCTACAATCAACATACGACCGGATTCATGAGAGTCAAGGACGCAAGCCATATGTGGCTGTTTGCGGCGGAGTCGATCCTGACCTGGAGGTTTGAAAATGGGCAAGCGGGATGAAGAGCTTACCTACATCTTCGACAACCTGCTACCGGAGTTCAAGAGCCGCTTCCTCGCCTGGAACGCGGAGTATCCGGAGGTGCGCGAGCTAGGTATCCGGGCGGAGTTCCACGGCCTTCACAAGAAGGTCTCGAAGCTCAAGCCGATCCTGTGGGACGGTACGAATGTCGCGATGCGCGAGGATCCCCGGACAATACTGCTAGAGATCGTCGGCCATGCTCTCCTCGCGATAGTCGACTGGGACGCTGAGTATGGACCGGATCTCTCGGGAACTCCCGTGGGAAGCCGGAAGATCGTCGGGAAGAGGCACCCGTTTGTCGGGTATGGAGCGCTGTGCACCGGGATCCTGGGCGATGGCGCCGGTCCGATGTGCGCTCAGCCTAAGGGCGCCTCGATCCACGAGCCGATCCGCCTACCGATGGACGACGGAACAGAGGGAGGGTTTTGAGATGGCCTTCCGGGGAGCGGACGACACCCGACCGCGCTTCGACACTCCGGTGAAAGCTGAGGATCTGGACGACTTCTACGACCAGATGGACGTGTGCGGAGAGTGGGCGCGGTACCGGGAGCTAGGAGCGAAGCTGGTTCCGGGGATCGGCAACTCTACCGACCCGCTCGCGATGGTCGTAGGGGAGGCTCCGGGCGCGCAGGAGGAGCTGAAGCGGGAGCCGTTCATCGGTCCGTCCGGTCATGTCCTGTCTCAACTGATGGCGCTCGCCGGTCTGTACGCTCGGCGGGAGGTCTCCGTACCCCCGGACGTGGAGGCGGGAGAGGCGGAGATTCAGCACCTACCGAATGTGTTCCTGACCAACACGATCAAGTACCTGCCGCGTCCGCATAGGACTCCGACGTCAGCGGATGAGCTATGGGCCGCGCGGTGGCTGCGAGAGGAATGGAGGTTGTGCGGGAAGCCTAGGCTGATCATCGCCGTGGGCTCGGTCGCCGGCAGGACGCTAGGCGGCTGGGGAACGCTCCCTAACCGGGGTGACGTATACCCGTTGCGGGGCAAGACCTTCATATGCCACCAGTACCACCCGGCCTACGGGCTCCGCAACCCGAGTTTCCAGCCGGCTATGGAGCGGCACTGGGAAGAGATGGGCAAGCGGATCGAGGAGCTGCAACAGGAGGGATTGCTGTGAAACCCGAGGATGAACGGCCCGGAAAGATCACACCGGGCATAATCCAGAAGCTTCGGAGCCGGATGCGCTACGCCAACGAACGGGCGGAGAAGGCGGACGCTGAGTGGAACCGGATCCATGCGACGCACGTAGCGCGGGAGCCGGACCCGATGAAGCTCCGGAAGGACGTTGAGCATGACTTCCGGCTCTCCGACCTCGTGGCGCTACGGGGATTCTGGATCTCCGAGGTAGCGCGCTGCTCCAACATGATCAAGACCGAACTAGCCGTTGCAGAATATCTGAGGAGATTCGAATGATCCGCAAGCTCACCACCGCTCTCGTGCTCACCCTCGTTCTGACGGGCTGCGGCACCGACCCGGACTCCGGCAACTTCGGGTCTGACTCCGGATCCGACTCCGGTAGCGACAGCACGCCCTTTGATCCCCGGAAGGTGTTGCAGGACAACGGCTTTGCGGCTGTCGGCGTCATCAAGGTGCACGCCGCCTTCTGGCTCTGGCCCTTCGGCAACAACAAGCAGACATGCGCCTTCTCCGTCTGGAAGGCCGGCGACAACGGCTCCGTCATCCAGGAGCTTACAACCGTTGTCGAGGTTACCGTGGTCCCGACCGATAGCACTGGACTGCAGGAGATATCGCGGAAGTCCGCTCCCGTGGAGATGGAGCTTAAGGACGTCAACCCCGGCTCGGTCTCGGCGCTGCCGGAGGTCACCGAGGAGAACTGCGGCGACATCACCCTAGACACTGCGGAGGGAGTTAGGTGAACCCTGAGATTACCGAGCAGCAAAAGATGGTCCTGCAGCATTTAGCGGACGGACTGTCCACCGAGCAAACGGCCCGGAAGATGTTCGTTGTTGCCGACACGGTCAAGACGCACCTCCGGAAGTTCATGATGAAGCACCACCTGCAGAGCCGGACGGCTGCGGTAGCGCTCGCGCTCCGGAGAGGCTGGATTGAGTGAAGATCACGCACGAGGTCATGCCGAATGGCAAGCCGTACTTCATGCTCCGTAAGGGGATCGGCTTCAGCTTTGCTGAGAGGAAGGGTCGCGCGGTTCTGAAGGGACAAACTCGCCCCTGGAAGATCAATGGCATTTGGATCAATACCGACAAGGGCTGCCACTGGATCATCTTTAGGCGACACTTCGAGTTCTGAAGGCAGTAGGCTTCCCGACCGGAGGCGATAACCATCAAGTACGTATCGATACATCACCACACCACGTTTTCATTCGGAGACGGGCACGGCACTCCTTACAAGCACGCGCTGAGGAGTGCCGAGCTTGGCATGACGGCGCAAGCGGTTACGGAGCACGGGAATGTCTCGTCGCACCCTCAACACGAGAAGGCTTGCCGGAAGGTCGGCATCAAACCTCTCTTCGGGCTTGAAGCCTACTTTCAGCCGGAGCCGAAAACCCAGAGGAAGTTCCACCTCACCATCCTCGCGGAGAACCAGGAGGGGTATGCGAACCTCAACCGGATTGTCAGCCGTAGCTGGGCGGAGAAGTTCTATTACTGGCCAACGGTTGACGGGGCAATGCTTCGGGATCACAGCGAAGGGTTGGTGGTTCTCTCTGGGTGTGCCGACTCAATGCTGTCATGCTCGCTGCTGGGCGGTAAGACGATCCCAGAGGAGGAAGCCTCTCTCCGTCGCGCCGAGCGCGTGGCCTCGCAGTTCAAGAGCATCTTCGGTGACCGCTTCTATCTCGAAACGCAGATGTTCCCCGAGTTGGAGCGCACCCGGACGCTCAACCCGGCCTTTGAAGATATGGGAGCGCGCCTGGGGATTCCGCTTGCCGCGACGGCAGATGTTCATTATCCTCAACCCAATGACAACGAAATTCAGGTCATCCTACATGCGGCGCACCGGGGCAATAATACCGTCGCCCGACAGATGGAGGGGTGGGAGTATGACATCCGGCTCACTCACCCGACCTCTGACCGCCTGGTTATCGATCGACTACGCGCCACCGGACTTTCCCTAGCCGGAGCGCGGGAGGCGGCTCGCTCGACGGTAGAGATTGCCGACCGGTGTAACGTGATCCTCCCGAAGGCGGAGCTGCTGCGGTTCCCAGTCGAGCAGGTAATGCCTGGGGCGACCTCGGAGGAGCTGATCTGGGCGTGGATGCGGGAGGGGTGGAGCTACCGGGTCCGGCAGGGCAACCAGCGAATGGTCAAGCACGCAGCGGAGTACAAGGACCGGATCGACCGGGAGATGGGTGATATCAAGGCAAAGGACTTCATCGACTACTTCGTCATGACGGCGGACGCAACCCGCTTCGCGAAGGAGGCGGGCGTGCTGGTGGGTCCCGCCCGAGGTTCGGCTGCGGCCTCGCTCGTGTGCTATCTGTTGCGCATCACCGAGATCGATCCTATGGAATACCCGCTCATGTACTTCGAGCGGTTCATCGATCCGACCCGTACGGATATCCCTGATATCGATCTCGACTTCGCGTCCAACCGCCGGCATGAGATTCGGACCTTCCTCGAAGGGCGGTACGGCGCCGGCTCGGTCGGCAACCTCGCCAACTACGTCCGGTACCGGGGGCGGAACTCGATTGATGACGTAGCGCGGGTCCACGAGGTCCCAAAGTTTGAGGCGGAGACCGTCAAGGGCATGCTCATCGAGCGCTCGGGCGGAGACTCCCGCGCTGACTTCACGCTAGCCGATACCGTCGAGATGTTCCCCGTAGTGAAGGACGTGTTCGAGCGGTATCCCGCCCTCTGGAAGGCTGCGGACCTCGAAGGTGACTACCGGGGCCTCAATGTCCACGCCGCCGGCCTCGTGGTGACGAATGCGCACCTGGATGAGATCACTGCCTCGTATGCGAAGGAGGTGCGCGGGCACCCGGTAACCGTTGTCGCCGTTGACAAGTATGACGCGGAGTACCTTGGGTTGCTGAAGGTGGACTTCCTCGGGCTCTCGACTATGGAGATGCTCGGGGCGGCACTGGACCTCGCCGGCCTTACCCTGGAAGACCTCTACCGGATCAAGATGGACGACGAGAAGGTGATGGAAGCCTTCCGCCGCAACGACGTCATCGGCGTCTTCCAGTGGGAGGGTCGCGCAACGCGGCTCGTGAACCGGGACGTCAAGCCGAACGACTTCATGGAGCTGGCGGCGGTGAATGCGATGTCCCGCCCCGGACCCCTCTTCTCGGGCACCACCGGCGACTACATCAACGTCAAGTTTGGCCGGGCGGAGAAGAAGCATTTCCATCCGATCATTGATGAGCTAACGAAGGCGACCAACGGCGAGATCATCTACCAGGAGCAGATCCTTAAGATCCTGGAGATCATCGGAGGGCTCCCGGTCGAAGAGGTCCACGAGATCCGGAAGATCATCTCCAAGAAGCTCGGTGAGGCTAAGTTCAACGAGAGCGCGGATAGCTTCGCTGCGGGGGCGGCTCGACTCCACGGGATCGACCGGGACACCGCCCACAAGATCTGGGGCCGGCTCGTGACCGCCGCTACCTATGCCTTCAACGTTGCGCACTGCGTGTCGTACTCAATGATCGCCTTCTGGTGCATGTGGTTCAAGGTCTATCACCCCGCCCCGTTCTACGCCGCTGCGCTCCGGAACGCGAGCGGAGGGGCCAACTCGGAGGCGACACTGCACGCTCTGCTGAAGGACGCGGGTCGGCACGGGATCTCGGTCATCCCGCTCGATCCAGCGCGGTCGGAGGCGGACTGGTCGGTAACACCCGAGGGAAGTGTGCTAGCCGGTTGGCTACAGGTGCCGGGGGTCGGAGCGGTAACTGCGGACAGGATCGTGGCGCACGCACGGGAGAAGCCGATTAAGGGCTTCGAGGATCTGTTGGAGGTCCGGGGCATCGGCTCCAAGACGATCCAGAGCTTTCGGACCTTCGCGGAGGCGGAGGACCCGTTTGGGGTCGACAAGATTGCCAACGCGCTCGCGGAGGTCCGGAAGTCGATCCGTAGCGGCGAGATCCCGTTGCCTATGCCGGATATGAACTCTGACGGGATCCTTGAAGCCGAGGGCGGAACCTCGCTCCGCTGGATGGGCGTGCCGGGGCGGAAGGAGTACAAGGACATCTTCGAGGATGAGCGGGCTCGGTCCGGCAAGAGCGTCGAGGAGATCCGCGCGTCGATTGACCGGCCGGACCTCCCCACCTCCTGCGTCATCCACTGCAAGGACGACGGGGATGAAGATGTGTACGTGCGGGTCACCCGGTTCAACTACCCGAAGTTCAAGGCCGCTATCGAGAGGCTGCGGCTCGGGACGGACGTGCTGTACGTCGAGGCCAGGAAGAGCAAGGGCGGCTTCGGTGCGAGCCTGTACGTCCAGCAAATGTTTGTTATCAACCCGGAGTAGGAAATATGCCTGTAGCGGCAGTTCCCGATCGTAAACTAGGCTTGCGGCGGGAAGGAGATATCGTGGTAGAGGGATGGGTCATAGCGGCCCGAGAGCGCGTAAATCAGATCGCAGCGAGTGAGAGAGGAGTCCCGGATGTCCGTCAATCGGGAAGCCCTGTACGTGCCGGAACCGAACGAGATTCTGGAGATCATCGGCACGAAGGACAACAAGACGACCGGATGGGCTCTTAACGTCGAGCGAGCCCAGCGCGGGGCGGGCGAGAAGTTTATGGTTGTCGGCCGGATCATCGGCGCGAAGTTCCAGACGGACGCCGACCAGAGGGTTGCCCGGCAGCGCGAGTCGCTGGACCGGTTGCTACGCCACGTAAGCACGCACTGCCCCCGGTTGCTCGGTCTGGGCGACTGCCCTTTTGTCAACGAGGAGGGCCTGACTCATGATTGAGAGGGTCGCATTCCTGAAGTGCTCGGGCTGCAAGGAGTTTGTTACGGCCAACACCCAGTGGGGCGCCGTTGCCCTTGCCCAACATATCTGCAAGTGCTCGCTAGTCAACCCCGTAGTCCCGGCTCCCGTTCCCGCCCCTAAGACTGAGCCGGCCTCGAAGTGAGAGGGCTCGCGGCGGTGTGGGCTAGATGCGTCGTCGCCTCTGCGGGGTCCTGGGCCGTAGCGCTTACGATGTGCGGGGTTCAGTCGGATGATGGGGATGAGCTAGGCGAGTTTGCCTGGACAGTAAGTGCCATCGGTCTCATAGTAGCAAACCAACTGGAAGGTATTGAGGGATGGCCAACATGAATTGGCTCCATGCGCACCGGGGAGCAGCGCCGTACCGGGACATGCCGGAGTCGGTGATCTTCTCGCGCAGCATGGTCAGCGAGCAGCTTCTGTTTGCCGACAAGGCTTTCAACAACCACGATCGCAACGGGGGCGGGCACGTCTCTCCGTACGACACGGGCCGCGTCGACTTCGGAGCGGACAACCTGGAGGTGAGCCTGGTCCAGGGGGTCGATGAGGCGCAGCTCTCGAAGACTCTCCGCCGGGCGATTCGCGCTACCAACGGCGTCAACCCGAACGAGCCCGAGGAGGCGACCGACCCGGAGGAGATGTTCAAGGGAGGGCTCCAGACGGCACTGGAATCGCAGGTGATTGTGTTCGAGGTCATAGGCGCCTCTCGCGTCCTCACGCACCAGCTAGTCCGGTCCCGGCGCGCGGCTTTCCACCAGCAGTCCCAGCGGGCTACGTGGTACGGAGACCGGCCGAACCAGCGCTGGCCTATGTCGATCCTCGCGACGGAGGACGACCCGGACCTATGGGAGCACCGGGTTATGCACCTCTGGAAGGAGGCCCTGAAGGCGTCATGGGCCGCATACAAGGCGGCGTGCGATGCGGGGATCTCCTATCAGGACGCTCGCTATATCTTGCCGGAGGGCACCACCAACTACATTCTGTGCGAGTACTCGATCCGCGAGTTCATCGCCATGTTCGCCTACCGGGGCTGCTCGATGTTCCAGTGGGAGATGGTGGCCGCTGCCCGCGCGATGCGGTCCGCTTTGCTTGCGGCGCACCCCTTCCTGGAGCCGTACGTCAAGATCAGCTGCGAGAAGGGCGCCCTGTGTTGGAGTTGCGCCGGCTCCGGGAAGCTCTATTACGACGGCGTGGCGTACAGCCCGGAGGACCCGACTCCGGTTGAGCCGGACATCGCCCTAGTCGACTGTACGGTGTGCGGAGGGCTCGGCTCGAAGGAGCGGAAGTGCACGTTCCAGGGCTGGGAGAACGTCGAGGAGCAGTGCGCGTTCCCGTGGGCTAAGCAGAGCAACCGGGTCTTCCTCCCCTCGCCCCGTAACAGGATCGGCAAGCAATGAGCTCGCGCGCGCGGTTCTGGATGCGGTGGGTGCTGCTATTCCTGGGCCTCACCGGCGCATCACAGATCCTATTCGCTCTATGGCCCTCGTGGCTCGCTGCTATCGCGGCGTTGGGCTCGGCGGTTACCGCGCTAGTCTTCTGCATCTTGTGGAATCGAGCGATTGTCGAGCATGAAGAAGATCAAGAGGATTACGGAGCTTAGCTCCCCGTACAACGAGGGTTGGCAGCGTGCGGTCTCGATCGGCGCTGCCTTCCTCGTTTGGGCCGCTTTGCTATCTATATTCGCACTACTAGTGGGAGTTGTCTGCTATGCCTGAACAGAGGGTCTATACCCAGATCAGCGTTGATGAGATGGCGGAGAAGCTAGGCGAGCCGATGACCCGGTGGGGGCTGTCGGTTGTCGGAGCGCTCCCTACCGCCGGGGCGGACGACAATGTCAAGCGCTTCCTCTCCGAGCTAGAGACGTTGCTGGAGCACATGGAGAAGGATCCCTCCCACCGGTTCCAGATCGCACTCTATCGCTTCGGCCTGTACCACATCTCCTACCTCGCCCGGTGCGAAGTGTGTAAGGAGCTGGGGGCGGAGTCTTCCTTCTGGGAGTTTGATACCGAGGAGGGTCGAGCAGCTTTCGCCCGGCTTCATGCGCACCGTTACCTGGACTTCACCGAGCGTACGGACGGGACATAAGTGGACGCGGAACTCGACTTTGCTGAACCTGTCAAGGTCAAGTCCCGGAAGCTCTCTCCCATCTCCCCGGAGGCTTTCTCACTACCCGAGACAGAGCCGGTAGTCACCACGATCTGGTTCGACCCCGGAGGCGAGACTGGCTGGGCCGTAATGAGCATCTGGAAGGAGGCGATGGAAGAGCCGGACCTGAAGATCCTGGACAACCTCGCCGGCTGGTCCGCTGGGCAATTCGAAGGCCCCGAGGAGCTGCAGGCCGGCTCGATGATGTCACTTGTAGAAGCCTGGGACGATGACACCCTTGTAGGGTATGAGGATTTCATCCTCCGCAAGTTCTCGATGGGGCGGGAGCTACTGGCTCCGGTCCGTCTCTCCGCCCGCTTCGAGGATCGCATGTTCCTCGCCGGGCGGAAGGGTCAGCTAGTCCCGCCCCAGAGCTCATCGCTCGGTCTCAAGTCTGTAACCGATGACAGGCTTCGGCGTTGGGGCTTCTGGAATCCTTTGTCAGGAAAGGAGCACGCCCGCAATGCCCTATCCCATGCAATCACATATCTACGGCGGCACAAAGAGGCTCACCTCGCTAACACCAGGTCCGAGACCGACTAGCGAGGAGGAGGAGAACAAGCGCCGGCTCGACTCCGACCGGGCTGCGGAAGCCTCATGGTTCCGGCATAGGTATGACCCTGACCGCAACATCGCTACGCAGTGTGTTAATTGCTTCGGATGGGCAGACGATCCGCGCCACATTTTCGATCTTAGGGAGTAGAGTTCTAGCCTCGATCGGAAAAAGGAGCGACACAATGGGTGTGGATACGGTTGGCATTGGCAGGCCCAGAATTGGGCCTAAAGTGCAAAGTGCTGTGCCCGATGAGGTTGCGCACTACATAGAAGCGCAGGCGGAGCTCCAAGAGGTTGAGATTGCCGTCGTAGTCCGGGAAATGATCGTGGAGTCCTACTTCCGTCGCCGTGGGCGGAAGTGACGGGCCCATACAGCGCCGCTGCCCGCGCTTACCACGCGGAGGGTTGGAGTCCTATCCCTCTGCCGTCTCGGGAGAAGGATCCGCCCCCGGACGGTTTCACGGGAGCAAATGGCGCATATGTTGATGAGTTGACGCTCAAGCGGCTGTTGAGCGCGAAGGGCAGGGCAAACGCTGGCAATATGGTCTGGGCTTCGGCTAGCGGCAACATCGCGCTTCGAATGCCGCGCAACGTCCTTGGTCTCGATATCGACATGTACGGGACGAAGGCGGGGCGGGAGACGCTTCGCGCTGCGGAGGAAGCCTGGGGGAAGCTGCCGGACACCTGGTACAGCTCCGCCCGGACGGACGGCTCCGGCATCCGCCTATTCACGGTACCGGAGGGCCTAGCGTGGCCCGGAGACCTTCGCTCTCGGTTCGGCGGAGGGATCGAGCTAATCCGGTGGGATCACCGGTATGCAATTGTCTCACCCTCCGTCCACCCGGACACCGGAGAGGAGTACAAGTGGTGGCGGACTGACGACGCTTCTGGGCCTGTCGAGGAGTTCCCTGGAGTGGCGGAGCTTCCCGCGCTCGCGCCGGCATGGGTTGAAGGGCTCACCTCGGGGCGGGAGTGGGTAGGACACGAGTCTGCGGACATAACTCCAAAGGCTGGGCTCCGGTGGCTTAAGGCCCGTGGCGGACCGGATATGTGTTCGGCTATGCGGTCGACTCTGACCAAATGGTCTCAGGCGGTACGGCTCGCGGGAGATGACGGAGGTTCGCACGACTCTGGGCGCGATGGCGCCTGGGCGCTGATCGGAGATGCGCAGGCAGGGCATACCGGGGTCGTGAAAGCTCTTGCGGAGCTACGGAAGCCGTTCATGGTCGCGGTAGCTCGACGCTCGGATGAGCGGCAGGCCTCCGGCGAATGGCAAAGGATCGTCCTTCGCGGGGTTGCGAAGGTTGTAGCGGAAGGGAAGCCGAAAGATGAAGACCTCTGTGCTCTATTCGCTCACTCCGGAGGCAACGGAGATGATGCGGGAGGCGATTCGAAAGGACAACATAGCGGGGGACTGGAGGGTGCGGGGGAACAAGAATCGTGGATTGCGACCGATGGTAATGGATCAAGTGGCTCGGGACATTTTGACTTCTCGCGGGATGATTACGGCAACGCAATGCGACTCCTCCGGGCAAATATGGGAGTCGTCAAGTATGTAGACTACGGCTCAAAGGGTCGGTGGATGTACTGGGACTCCAACAAATACGGTTGGGTCCGGGACACCTCCGCTGCCGGGGAGATCCGGCGCCGCTTCTGGGCAGTTACGGCTGATATGAAGCGGGAAGCCGAGTTCATCGAGGATGAGAAGCAGAAGAAGGAGTTTCTAGCCTTCATCAAATCCACCCTCAAGAAGGGCAACACGGATGCGGCCATATCCTCCGCGCAGGCCGGGTCAGGGATAACCGTCGAGCCGACATGGTTTGATTCCCGTTCGGAGCTGCTGCGGTCCGGTCGGTCGGTGATTGAGCTGTCGCCTTCGGGGGTAGCGGTCAAGCCCTCGATCCCCGAGCAGTACCTAACGCTGTCGACTGGTGGCCTCTATGTACCGGGGGCCTCTTCTCCGGAATGGGAGTCGTTCATCGAGTCGGCACAGCCGGATCCCGAGGTACGGCTATGGCTACAGATGCTGATCGGGTACTCACTCCGGGGCGGAAACTCTGCCCGGTTGTTTGCGGTCTGCTTCGGGCCGACCTCTACCGGCAAGACGACATTCATGGAGATCCTGGGCGCTGCGCTCGGGGACTACGCGGGAGCTACCAACCTAACCATCTTCCGCGACAATCAGAATGACCAGGCCCGCCCGGACTTGCTGAAGGTGATCCCGAAGCGGTTTGTGTACGCGGAGGAAGCGTCCTCCTCCTGGCACCTCCACGCCGATCAGGCTAAGCGGCTGACCGGAGGCGGGACGCTTACGGTGCGACGTATGGCTGCGGACGACTATCCGGATTACCACCCGCAGTTCACGCCGTGGCTCGTGACCAATGCGGTCCCGACGATCGAGCAGGCCGACTCTGCTTTCTGGCGCCGGATCCGGGTTGTGCCGTGGGACGTACCGATTGGAGTGATTGACCCGGACTTCCTAACGTTCATGCGGTCGGATCCGGATGTGCTTTCCGGGGTCCTAGCGTGGGCTCTCGCGGGCTGGGAGGCGTACGCGCAGGGTAGGGGAGGCAAGGAGCTTCTACCGCCTCCCGGCGCCTTCTCCGCGCTCTCTCGCTTCCGGGCGGGGGCCTCCGACTTCGATCAGTTTGTTAGCGACTGGTGCGTTATCGATGCCGGGGAGTGGACTCCTTCGGCGGATCTGCGCGCTGCCTTTGAGGGGTGGTGTCGGTTCCAGGGGGTGAAGGTTGATGACCGGTTCGGCTCACGGAAGCTCGGACGCTTCCTCTCCGGACTCGGCTTCGAGGAGAAAGCCAAGTGGGTCGACGGCAAAACGGTCAAGGGGAGGAGGGGCATAGGACTGTCCTCGGAGGCCAAAACTTTCGTCCCGTAATGTCCTGATTTGCACATTACCTTCGTAAGGTAAGGCGATTCGAGGCGCCTTACCTTACTTACCCAAAGTAACCCTCCAGATCTCGATAGGGTAAGGAGTGTTTGAAGTGGTAGAGAGTAGTATCATTAAGAATCCTTACCCTATTACCTTAATATTTATTACTTCTATTATTTTTCGGCTCTATGCTGGATGTTTTACCTGGTAGCGCGCTTTTGCTATACGCTCCTCGCGCGGGCGAGCGCGCGCACCCGTGACACCGGCCGAACACATAAGGTAAGGCGATCTTCCTGATAGAAAGGGATCTATGATGACTAAGGCGTTTACTTCTGATGAGTTTGACAATCTGATTCGAGCAATCCGATCGATTGCGCACGGCGGTGCCGATGCACCGGGAGGTCTTGAGTATCTGGCGATGAAGCTCGCTGCTGGAGACGATGATTTGGCGACAGCTGTCCGAGAGGGATCGGCTTCCATTGCCGGCTCTCTGGAGTCCGTAGCGGAGGCGATGAATGCCATCGCGGAGGCGATAAGCTCGAAGGGCGATAGCAAGTAACTAGCCGTACGACCGTACGGTTTGTGCGCACTGAAGGGATGTTGTCTGTTATGGGCTATTCAAAGGTTCCGGACGGGCATGGAGAGTACTCCGGCGGTGGTGGACTCATTGATGAATCGAACCGGAAGGAGCGCATTTTCGACCAAGGCGAGCAAGGGCTGCAGTTGACCGAGGTGTATGCGACCAACCCGGCTGACCCGGAGTCGGACCCGTTGACGGTTGGGCTCGATCCGGAGAGCCGGCGTGCGCCTCGGGTCTGGAGGGACGCTTCAACTGCTCGGGGCACGACGTGACTAAGCACTACTGGGCGGCCAGAGAGGCGAGGGACGGGGCGACTACGGCTCCGAGCGTGTCGGGGGTGGTGCTTCCGGGGTACCTGGCGCCTCCGCCTCGTAGGGCGGGCGGCATGAGCGGAGAAGTCGGCTCGGAGGAGGACTTACCCGCAACTCCGCTCGCCGGTAGCTTCAAGGCAGCGGTTGCTCACATGAATTGGCAGTGGGAGAACCGGCATTGGGGCTACCGCTACCGCATTGCGGCGAGCCGGTATCCGGATGGGCAATGGGTCTGGGGCGGATATCCGCTCTTTGAGGACCCTCACAAGGAGAGGCGACATGAAGCTCAGAAGAGCCGACCTAATCAAGTTCGTAGATGAGGAGATTGAGGCGCGCAAGGTCGCGTACAACAACCAATATCTTGCGAAGCTGGAGAAGTGGGAGCAAGAGCAGGAGACCTACCGCGAGGAGACGGAGGCGGGTTGGACAAAGCTCTATCACGCCCTAGGCGAGCGCTTGCAGAACGGGCAGGCGATCATGTACGAGGACATTCCATCTACGGTGCGGGGGCAGTACGGCTTCCAGAGGAGCCGGCCTGAGGCAAAGGACCCGGTGCCGGCTGAGTTGCTGGTGCTACGGAAGACGCTCGATCTGACGGACGATGAACTCGTGTCCACGGCGACCCTGGAGCGCGCGCTCGGCTTCCGCATCTCCTACTTCCTGAAGGCGGCCTGATGCTTACTCGCTTTCGCCGGAAGCCTCAGGCCCTCGACAAGAAGATTGCGCGGGTCCTGGAGCTGGCACAGGACTATGAGGACGGATCCGAGAGTTGGTCCGGGGCGGAGATTGCGGCCGACCTTCGAGCGGTTATCAACCTCCCCACGAACGACGAGTGGATCCATATGCTGTTCCTCGCTATGGCGAGCCAGGATGAGGAGCGGGTAAAGGAGATGCTGGAGAAGGCAAAGCCGCAACAGCTGCTCGACGCTTCCGGCGCGATGGCCGTGGGGGCCAACCTCATCTATGACGAGATCAGCGACCGGTCGGAGGCGGCATTGTGAAGATTGATGATTCGGTTACCCAGACCCTCTTCATCTTCACGTCCCAGGTAACCGATGAAGAGGCGCGCGAGTTCATGCGGGAGACCAAGCCGGACCCGGAGGATGAGGAGGAATACCAAGGGGCGGTCATTACACAGCTTCGGTTGTTCTTCGGGTCGGCACTGAACAAGGCCGATGTACCGCCTCCGCCGGCCGACCCTGTAGCACGCTCGATCGCTGCACTCAAACAAGCACGTCCCTATGGCGCCTTCTGATGGAGTCCCGTAACGTCATCCCGGACTATGCGAGCATCGCGCTCGATACTGAGGGACGGGTGGCACTCTTGACTACCGAGGCATTGCTAATCATGTACGGGGAATGGCTCGATGAGCAAGGCGTCATCGCGCCGGAGTCGGAGAATGACAAGCGGACACACGAGGATATGGCGAGGCAATTCCTATGGGAGATGTTCAAGAGTCCGGACGGTCAACCGGCGGATTGACGCCGGGGCAGGCCGCGTACTCAATGTGGGTGAATACCGGAGGGCTCGCTACCGCCTTCGCCCCGCAGTGGTCTGACCTCAACGACGAAATGCAGGAGCGCTGGGAGCGGGTCGCTCGGGCAGCGATAGCCAACCACGTATCGGCCGCAATCCTCCGAGAGCGGTCTGCTAGCGGCAACGAAGCCGAGACGGAAGGATCCGACGTATGACTAACCCCAATGTTTTTCAGCTGCCTCCCGAGGAGAGTCTTGAGGAGGCCGTGTTCACGTCCCTGGGCGCCGCTTCGACGTGTTGGGAGAACCTTTCCGGGGCGGGAGTCTTCGAGAGCACCCGCGCCAAGGCCATCGGTGAAGCCCTCATGAACAAGATTCGGGAGGAGCTGGGGCTTGCCCGCGCTTCGGTCCGAGCGCAGCTGGAGGATCTGTCGATCCGGTACGGCGAGCAGCAGGCGGAGCTTCAGGCCGTCAAGATGGACAACCAGATGCTCGCTGCTCAGCTCTCTCACTTCTACGGCCGGATGGGCAACACCGACACCGGCGAGAATCCTCTGGTGGCCGGGGAGACCTTTGACGAGCACACCTGGGTCGTGCGGGACGAGACCGATGAGGAGGCCAAGAATGCGGAATGACCCGCGCTTGGAGACCGCGCTACGGACTCTGGGGGTCGCCTGGGGAGCGACGGCGGTTGCGGAAGCAGCAATCCATCTCGCCTCCCTCGTTCCGACCGAGCCCGAGGCAAGGGTTTCCGGGAGGACCATCGATCCGGCGGAGAAGTGGGCCCAGCGCTTTCACGACCTCTATGAGGAGTTCGCCGTTCAGCACGGCGCCCGGTCGAACCTCGCCGCTCCGGTCGTCTGGGGTGAGCTACCGCGCAACCGCCGGATCCATCTGCTGCGGATCTTCGATCAGCTGCTGCGGGAAGGACTGCCCGAGAAGCCCGCTACGGCTGCGGAAGGGCTTAGCCTGTCCCGGACTGCCGGGAATACCGTCCGCACCCTCTCCGGCGAAACGGGGCACGTTTCCGACGCTGACGCGGCGTACGACCCAGAGGAGTTCTCCGACTGCGGCGAGATCTGCAAGGTGCAGAACCAGCATTCGATGTCCTTCCGGTGCGCTCACGGCCCGACTATCGGCATTCAGGAGCTAGCCGGCTGGCCGACCGAGGTCGCGGAGGTCTCCGAGAAGCAGCAGACGGGCACGGCCTTCTACGGACTCCCAGAGGGGCAACCGGAATGAGGAAGTGCGACGACCTGGACCTCATACGCAACTTCGCTCGTGACGTCTACGGCGAGGAGTTGGCGGACGCGGACGACTGGGCGGACAAGTTCATCTGGCGGGTTGCGGAGGATCACCTGAAGCTCAACAAGGTACGGGACCAGATCGAGCAGAATCTGAAGCGGCTCGCTGGCTTCGCGAAGACCGCTCCGGACGGCTGGCCGACCGACGTACCGATCACGAGGAATCCACTATGAGCGGGCACATCGAGTTCCGGGGTCACCGGATCACCGTTGAGCTGGAGTACGCCGTTGAGCCACAACACTTCACCCCCATCCCGAAGCTCCGTTACCGGCTGACCGACAACCCGATTCAGCTACTCCCGGACAGCTTGAGGATCACCGTCAAGGTCAGCAAGTATCCGGGTTATCCGGCGGAGGTGACGGACCTTGTCGCGGACCTTCGGGGGATGCGGGTGCTCACAAGCGGAAAGCCTGGGAGCCAACAACTTCACAACACGTACTACGTCCGGGGGATGCTGATGACTCCGGAGGCCCAGATCCCGCAGTGGGTGCTGGACTACGCCAATAGGGCTCTTGACGCTGTTGAGGAGAAGGTCACGGATCTGAAGCTCGACTAGCGGCAACTCGAATCGGACGCGAGGATTGAAAGGAGGCGGAAGGGAGAAACAGCATGGAACTACTGGAATGGGCACGAAGCCCCAAGGGCATCCGGGTCGGAGCTATTGTTGCTGCGTCGGTCGCTATCTTGGGGCTTCTCGCTGGGGAATGGCTTGTAGTCATACTCTTCGCGCTGTTTGCGGGAGCGCTGCTGTACGTCGAGGGGCGGGTCAAGGAGGAGGAGGCCGAAGCGCTCGCACGGGTCTATGTCGATCCAAACGATGAGAGCATTGAGACCGCGCGCTGGGAGCTGGGACACCTGAAGGCTCCGGCCGAAGCGGCGTACGGGTTTTGGGGAGACGCGCGACCGAACCTCTCGGTCCTAGGGCGGGAAGACGGAACGGAGCTAATTGTTGAAGCGCATGAACATCGTTGGGTCCCGTATAGCGAGGGCAGCGCGAAATGCTGTCATGTATATGGAGACGGCATTCGATGCGACACGACTATCTACCCGACTTGGGGCATACCTTCCGCTACCGCGTCGAGAGCCTATATCCGAGCAAGCAATGGCTGAGCCGGGGAATTGGTTCAATGCCCGGTACGAAGGCACGTGCTCCCGGTGCGACATTCAGTTTGATCCGCCCGCAGCAATCCGCGCTGATGGCCAGGGCGGATATGAATGCTGCGAGGAAGGCGACGATGAGCTAGGAGTGTCCGTCGAGGAGATCCGCGACGGAGACGGGAACCTGATCCGCCGAGAGCGCTACGTCCTGTGCGAGAAGTGTTGTCTAGTCAAGCCCTGCTGGTGCGAGGAGAGCAAGTGAGCGAGCATACCCGACCAGAGGCTGGGGACATCGGCTTCTGCAAGATCAAGGGCGCGGGCGGGAAGGTCGCTCGGTACGGTATGGCGATTCTGGACGACGCTTGCCGCTATGAGCACGCCTACCTAGTGCTGGACAACGATGAGGTTATCGAGGCGATGCCCGGAGGGGCAAGGATCCGACCGCTCAACGGTCGTCTCGGTACGGGCTTTGCCTATGCTCGCTTGCCTTTGGACCCGTGGCAGATCTCGCATCTTGTCGAGGGAGCCCGAGACCTCCAGGGCACGCCGTACTCCTTCCTGGACTACCTCTCGTTGTCGGCGGTACATCTCGGGGTGCCTACGCCGATGCTGCGGAAGTACATCAGCGATAGCGGGCACATGATCTGCTCACAGTTGGTCGACTTCGCACTGTGCAACTACGCGGGGTACCACCTGTTTGATGACGGGCGCCTACCGCAGGACGTGACTCCCGGAGACCTCTTCTATCGGAGCATAGAGTTGGGGGAAGTGTGGTAACGAATGATGATCCGCTGCTGACTCCCGGCGAGGTCGCTAGAATGTTCCGGGTCGACCCGAAGACCGTGACTCGTTGGGCCCTTGCGGGAAAGATGAGATGCCTCCGTACGCCGGGCGGGCACCGACGCTTCTACCGAAGCACTATCGAGGAGTTGCTGCGTGACGAGAATGGGTCCGCCGAAGAGGTGCCAGAGGGAGACGAGACGGGGCCTCTGCGGGCATCGGGAGACCTCTCACAACGAGGATAAGGGCTGCGCCTTCTGCCCGTGTACCGCTTACGTAGCACCGACGAAGGGCAAGAAGTGAAGACCCTTGAAGAGCACACGGTTACCCCTGGAACGAGCATGTTGCTGCTGTCCGGTCCGATCATCTCGGGAGCGCGGGACGGCCTGGCCATCAAGATAGTGGCGGAGGCGAATGAAGGACGGGACCGCATCCCCGTCAACCTTATCGCGCGCCGGCTCGGCGGAGAACTTCCGGACGACGCAACATACCTCTTCTCGATACCTGATGTCGGGCCTGAGGCGCTGTACGTGTACATGGTGCCGGATATGATCCCTATGGGCGCCGGCCTCACCCGGAAGGACGGCACTCCGGTCCTGAAGGACAAGGCGACGCAAGAGCGCCCGAAGGAGCCCGTAGAACAACCTGAGGACCCGCCGGCCGTTCCGGATGATGATATACCCGTCGACCCAAAGGACAAGGATCCCAAGAGGGCATAATGGGTAGAGAGTGGCTATGGGCCTTCCGGGTCCTATGCTCCTGTGGTGATGCGAGATTTGCTCTGTCGACTCCCCCTTACGGGCAACTCTCAACAGACCGTAAGCTACGAAATGTCAAGTACAGAGCCTGCCGGCGATGCGACTTAGTAGAGGAGGGGAAGTGCCGGGATACGACATGACGCCGTGGAAGGTTCAGATCTGCGGATGGGTCTGGATGGAGTGCGAGACTTCGGGGAAGGTCCGGATCGACAGCATTCCTCGCGCTCCGGAGCCGGGGCGGGTGCCCAAGGAGGCCGACCACGTTCATATCGTGCAGAAGCTCTCCGGCGAGGAGCGCGACGCCCGAGAGGACCACAAGTGGCGCGGTCTTCTGCTCGGTACCGCGCGCTGCTCCCACGGTCGGCTCTATACGGACAACTGTCGAGGCTGTCTGGGCGGGACCGCAGCGGACGTAACCGGCGAGCATATCGGGCATACCTCGACAGGCAAGAGGATCATCGTACCACCAAGGAACGTCGTTCTGGACATCAGAAAATGGGTTGAGGAGAAGAGAAGATGACATACCCCGGACCAATCTACCCCAAGAAGAAGAGCAAGGTTCCCTACCTCATCGGCGCGGCCATCCTGCTGCTATTCCTGGCCTGCTGCGGATTCTTCGCGCTCTCGGGAGAGAAGAAGGAGCCGGCCGACCTTCGGCCTACCGTCGAGACGACCGAGAGCGCGAAGGCCCTGAACAAGGCCGCCAACGCGCCGGTGACCGAGAAGCCGGAGACGCCGCGCGACGGGCAGTTTGAGTTCAAGGTCGGCAAGGTTGACTGCTCAAAGACCCGCGTCGGCTCAAAGGACTTCGGCGAGAGCGCACAGGGCACCTTCTGCATCTTCCCGCTCGAAGTGAGAAACATCGGAAAGGACCCGCAGGACTTCATGTCCTTCAACCAGAAAGCCTGGGCGGGCACCTCGGAGTTCGCTCCGGACGATGAGGCTGCGATCTACGCGCCGGAGGGTGAGGACTGGTTCATCCTGTCCACAGTCAACCCCGGTAACGTCACGAAGGGCAAGCTCATCTTCGACGTGCCGAAGGGCACGAAGCTGACGCACCTCCAGCTCCATGACTCGGCTTTCTCCAACGGCGTTCGGATCAAGCTGTGACCTGCCCCGCTGGAGACTCCTGCACCGGAGCCGAGTTCCCCGGTCACCCGAAGCACCCCGCCGTGATTCCGGAGGAGCGCATCGAAGCCGACAACGAAGCGGCCCGCCGCAAGACCGAAGCCATTATGCGCCTCAACGCCGAGAACATCCGGCTGAAGAAGGAGAATGCGCTTCTGCATGAGGGTGTGACGAAGGTCCGGGTGCTGATGGACAAGCTCCAGGCGAACCGCGAGAAGCTAGACGACGCATTCCGGGACCTCCGCGAGGATGTCGAGCGGAAGGAGGGAATGCTCAAGCGTCTCATCAATGAGAAGACCGACCGCGAGAAGCAGTATGCGGAAGTCTGTGGCGCGTACCAGATCGCCAGCGAATCGGCCGACCGCTTCCGGGATCTCTGTATGGAGCTGCTGGACCTCGAAGTCAACCCCGGAGACGATGCGCTCGTGGCGCATCTTCGAATCCGGCACAGCAAGACGGGTCCGGAGTCGACTCGTTGGCGGGAAGACACGGCCGACTTCAAGGCCCAGGCAATCGATTCACTCAAGCCGGGAGGGCACGATGGCGCTAACTGAAGGCGAGCCGGAGAACGGCGACCGGATGCTGGAGATTGATAAGGACCCGATGCCGGTATTTACGATCAAGGCGCAGGATCGGCTCGCGCTCCACGCGCTGATTGCGTACCGGGAGGCGTGCTTTGACGCAGGCATTCGGAGCCAGGCTCTGGAGGTGATCAAGGCGATTGCCGAGATTGCATCCTGGCAGGATCGCAACCTGGACAAGATGAAGCTCCCGGACCACAATCACGTTCCGGCAAGGAAGGTGCAATGACCGAGGAGGAGATCAACGAAGCCGTTGCGCATCTTCTCATAGCGCACACCAGATCCGAGATCCGGCGTTGCCATTGCGGCTGGGGCGAGTTGGGTAGGTCCCACGCCGTCCATGTAGCCAGGAAGCTCCGGGAAGCCGGCCTCCTGAAGGAGCCCTTGCAGTGAGCCTCGATCCGCAGCAGCAACCGCCCTCCTATTACCCGCCACCGCCTCCGCAGCAGTATGTTCCGGTGGTAGCGGTGGCCCCCTCCTCGACAGCTGCTACGGTGTCGATTATGGCGGGGATTGCGGGGGTGTTCCTCTTCTGTCTAGTGGTGCCGTCGGTCGTCGCGGTTGTCGCCGGCCACGTTGCCTGGAAAGAGGTTCACGAACGGAACATCGGCGGCAAGTCGCAAGCGGTAGCGGGATTGATCCTCGGGTACGTCGTTCTGGTGCCGGTAGCCATCTTCGGTCTGATGACCGTGGCTGGTATGCTGATGGGATCAACCGGCTAGCGGCAAGTCTTTTCGATCGGGTAGGGTACGTCGACCAATGAAAGCAAGGGAAGGATTTCAATGGCACAGGACAAGAGTGGACACGGCAAGCCCGAAGGAAGTCGGGCCGTCAAGCCGGGCACCGAAAAGGACTATGACGGGGTTGCGCACGACGTCCGGGAAGAGAGCGGCACCGGCGAGGTTCGCCAGCCGACCGAGGGCTACGGCATCAGCGGACGCGGCTCGGCTGCGGGCGGCAAGTAATGGTTGAGCCGGCTGTCGGGTCTGACGTTCACTACGTCACCCACGGCACCCCGGGAGGCGAGTTTCCGAGCGTCTGCGCGTCTGCCAGGGTGACGGAGGCCCCTTCGGGGACGGCATCGTCGGCGGTTGGGTTGTGCGTGTTCTACCCGAATGGCCTGTCCTTCAAGCAGGACGTGACTTTCGGGGAGCATAAGGATGCCGGCACCTGGCACTGGCCCGAGAACGAATATGGGCGAGGGCAAGTCAGGTACGTCGACTAGAAGGGCCTGGGAACGCATCAATGACGGATCCTCGGGAGTCGCGCCCATTCGACTCCTTGGGGCTGCCCGGCTCGGTGGTGCCGGGAAGCGGGATGCGCACGAGAGATGATGAGGCTTAGGCTCTCGAACAAAGGGAAGCGTGCTGGCGACTTGCACTTGCCGAGTGTCCTCTGGGGTTCAACGGGCAGAGGGCGGGCACGACAGAGAGATGAGCGGGTTAGGCTCTCATCAATGTAAGTTACCGAAGGGAAGAGAATGTTCAGACGTACCATTGCTCTGGCGGGAATCGGAGCCGTATCGGCTCTGGGCCTTGCCGTCCTCTCTCCGACCAATCCGGCGGTAGCGGGAGGCTGTGACACGACTGTGCGGCGCGACCTCTCGGGCATCAACCTCGAAGGTGAGGCGACCGCAACTCTGGTCACCCGAGGTCTGAAGCTGACGACCGGCAATGCGGATGTCGACCAGATCGGTTGGTCGAGCGATGTGGACGTGGCGCTGTCGGCCGTGACCACGCTGTCCTACCAGACTGAGCGGCTGCCTCGCAACGCTAATGAGGTCGCGCTCCCCTCCTATCACCTGTACCTGGACGTCAACGACGATGGCACGAACGACACGGTGCTGATCTTCGAGCCGTACTACCAGGTGAGCGGAAACCCTTCCGGCGCAACAACGACGTGGGATGTGGACGCGGGCAAGTTCTGGGCAACCCGGACTCTCTCCCCGTGGACCGACAACGAGCCTGCGGGCGGGAGCTACGCCGGCAACAAGACGCTCGCTGAGATTCGGGCCTTCTACCCCGAAGCTCAGGTGACCGGTTACGGCTTCGGTCTCGGCTCTTACAACCGCAACGTCGAGGTCCGGCTCAATGAGCTTCGGTTCCAGTCGACAAGGGTGTGCGAGCTGAACAACTGGACGACCGCAGCGACTCCGACCGGTTCGCCCACGGCGACTCCGACCGCGAGCGCTTCGGTCACTCCGACCGTTACCCCAACGGCCACCGCTACGGTGTCGCCTACCGCTTCGGCTTCGGTGACTCCTACCGCGAGTGTGTCGGCTTCGGCAACTTCGTCTCCGACCGCTACGGCTTCGGCTTCGACCAGCACCAGCCCGACTCCGGGCGGCATCATCGTCCGTCCGGTCGGCAACGACACCGACACCAGCTCTGGTGCGGGCGACGATGACCCGCTGCCGGTCACCGGGGCGGGAGGCGTCCTCACCTTCCTCGGTCTGGGCATGGTGCTAGTGGGCGCCGGCTTCGTCGCCATGATCATTGCTCGGCGTCGCAAGCAGGGTCCAACCTTTACCGCTTAGCGGCAGGACCCTCCTTCGGGTAGGCTCGATCCCGGTGATCATGTAAGGGGCCTAACCGAAGGAGGGCCAGCCTATGAATGACTAATGGCTGGGCTTACTGACATCATCGAAAGACGAGAAGCCGGCTGCGTGAAACCCCCTCCAAGGGTGTCCCCCAGGATCCTAAGAGGACGCAGCCGGCTTCTTCATATGCGAAAGGTATTCAATGGGCAACCACTATGCAAGGCGCAATATCGTCCGGCGCCGGAGCGACGGATTTATGGGCAAGCTCGCTCTCTTCGGCGGGGTGACGACGATGGCCGCCGCTATCGCTCTCGTCTCCTACGACCGGGCCAACCCGGACATCGTGACCGTCCAACCCGCGACGGAGTGCGTCGTGGACGAGCAGACGAAGGTCTCGTTTACCTCCACCGATATCCCGGTGATCTCGGAGACCCCCGTTACCTCATTCACTTTGACGGAGCTGCGGGACATATCCCCGGACACGATCACCCTCTGGCAACTGCTCAACACCTACAAGGAGCCGGTCATCCTCGGGGTGCCGCCGCTCGATGGGGATCAGATCAACGCCCTCAACGATCGGCTCGACTGGACCAACTCCCACGGCCGCGTCGACTTCGAGGCGATCCAAGAGGAGCCGGAGGACTGCTAATGCGAACCTCCACCATCATAGCAGTGTTCCGGGAAGGCGAGCTAGTCGAGGTGAAGCGACTTGACTTCCAGACGGGGCAGTATGAGGATCTTCCGCTCGACTACCTCCGGCACAAGTACACGGGCAAATACGACGGGATACGGGCACCGAGATGAGATGGGCATCGGCAACTCCGGAGCTAGGGCGGGCCGCTCTCGCGGTAGAATGCGAGGACTGCGGAGCGAAGCCGCTCCAGCGCTGCCACAATAGGAGCGGGGTAACCTGTGCGCCCCACCGGACAAGGGAGAACAAGGGAATTATGGAGGAGAACGCGAGGAAGCACTACCTAGCCGGAATGCTGGCGGCGTATGAGGACCTGCGGGGTAAGTCTCGGCTCATCATGGAGAGCGCTCCGCCGTACACGGACTCCGCCCCGGTGAAGAACCTGATGGACTACTGCATCAGCGAGAGCCTGTTGCTGCAGAACGGGAAGCGGCTTCCACCGGAGCCCGAGGTTTCCGGTGCGGATCGAGTAGTCTAGGCGGCATGGCCACTTCTTCCACTCGGGGCGGGAAGGGCAACTACAAGCACGACGATGCATTCATTGACTGGATGGCTGACTCGGAGCAAGGTCTGTATGAAATTGTTATAGACCCTGAGCTAGATGACATTCCGTTCCCGACCAAGCTTCAATGGAACGGCGACTCAGATACCGAGGAGTCGCCATGGCAGGTTCCGCCTCCGGGTCGCCGCTGTAACGGGCGAGCATACGTCCGTGACCCCGAAGGCGACTACATCATTGACAAGAACGGCAAACGGATCATGCGCCCGTGCCACATGTGGCCTATGAGGGGTATGACCGTCTGCCTCAAGCACGGGGGCGGGGTAGCGCGGGTCAAGAAGGCAGCGGTGGAGCGTATGGCCTCCGCTATGGACGCCCTTACCGGCGCGCTGATCAAGATCGGTCTGGACGAGACCGCTGAGCCGAAGGACCGGCTGAAGGCGATCCTCGCCGCGATGGACCGCGTAGGCATCAAGGGCGGGCAGGAGATCGACATCAAGGATCCCGGCTACATCGACGTCATCAAGGACATCTTCCAGAATAAGGGGCAGCAGACTTGATTACCGTCTTAGAAGCCGACCTAACGATCAACCAGGGCTCCCGCTTCGAGCAACCCTTGAACGTCAAGGAGAACGGCGCCGTCAAGGACCTAACCGGGTGTACCGCCCGGATGCAGATCCGGCGTTGGCGGGACAACGCGGTTGTGCTCGCCTCCTACACGACCGAGAACGGCATGATCACGATCAACCCGACTGCGGGGCGGGTGACGATCATCGTCCCGGCCTCCGAGACCGTCAACTACAACTGGGGCGACGGCTTCTATGACATGGAGCTGATCGATCCCAGCCTCTCGCCGGCCAACGACGTCATCCGCATCATGCAGGGCCGCGTCCACGTAACCCCCGAGGTCACCCGGTAAGATCGCACCTAAATGACCGAAGGGTGAGATGATATGGCTGTTGTTCAGCTCAATATGTATGCCAATGCCGTAGCGAAGATGCTCAACAAGGAGATCGACTGGGACACGGATACCGTTCGGGTTACCGCCCACACGTCGACGTACACCCCCAACGCCGCTACGCACGACTACTTCAATGATGCAACAAATGAACTGAGCACCGCCAACGGCTACACCGCCAACGGGACCACGATCGGCACCAAGTCGGTTGCGATAGTGGCGGCCAACTCCTGGGCGCAAACCCATGCGGTCTCTACGGCGTACGTTGTGGGTGATATCCGGAAGCCGTCCGCCGGTAACGGTTACGTCTACCGCGCTTCGGTCGCCGGCACCTCGGGCGGCTCGGCTCCGACGTGGCCGACCGTGATCGGGACGACCGTCGCGGACGGCGGCGTGACCTGGACGTGCGTCGGGACGAACGTGGTGCGGCTCCTGGGCGACGCAGCCACATGGTCGGCCCCCTTCGACGCTGGCCCGTTCCGGCACCTCGTGATCTGGGTGGACACCGGCGGTGCCTCCTCTACCGACCCGCTCATCGGCTACATCAGCTATGGCTCGGACCTGACCGGCGGGGGCGGGTCCTACGTCGTCACCCCGGACAACGGCGCCTGGTTCAACATTCCCGTCTAGACCTCGTTCCTATTTGGGAAGGTTGATGTGCAGTGGCCATCACGCATTCCGCATCAACCGGGGTCGATGTAGGAACGGCTGCGCGGGGAACCTCCTCGACAACCGTTGCCTATGTCGGGGTAGCGGCCGGACGTATTGGCCTCATCTTCGCGGTTACAAAGCCGGAGACAGCAACCTGGTCCACTGTCTCCGGCTGGACGAACATCGCAGACTTCACCGGCGGCACCGGATCCTCGGGAGTCGACACCGGACCGACCCGTATGGGCGTCTGGTATCGGCTTCTCGACGGATCCGAGACCGGCAACGTCACGGTAGCCACGACCGGGGGCGGATCCACCTCCGCCATCATGTCCGTCTATGCGCAGAGCGCGGGCGGCTGGGATACTCCGGTCGTTGTTACCGGCACCGATACGACTCACGGATCCAGCCCGGTAGCGGCGAGCGTCGGGACGTGGCCTAGCTCCGTCGAGACCGGAGACTGGATCGCCTTCGGGTATGCGGCCGACACCGACGTAACGACTAGCTTCACCGCCGCAACGCTCGCCATGACCGGCTACACGTTCGGCGCCCGCACCCAGCGCAGCCGTCGTCTCAACTCTGACGGCAACGACACGGGTGTTTCCTCGTGGGATGCGGAAGTCACCGCCGGCTCGGGCGGGACGACTGCCCCCAGCCTCACCTTGTCCCAGGCCGCCACCTCCTGCGGCGAGTTCACCTTTGTCCGGCTCCGGGAATCCTCAGGCGGCACCGACGTAGCGGACGATATCCGCGACGGTCGGGTGGAAATCAACTCCATACCGGTCACCTCCGTTGTCAACTCCGCCTCTGACGTCCGGGCAGCGATCAGCGCCTGGCGCGGTATCTCGGCCACCTCTGCTGCGGCGCGAGCCGACTCCTTCCGGAGCGCGGGACCGCTCCCTGGTACTTCCGGGGTGTCTAGCGTCGTGTCTAGTGGTGCGGACGTTCGATCGGGCGCTCCGCTTCTAGGAACGACTTCGGCAACGTCCTCCGCCTCTCGGACAGCCTCCGTGGCCCCGGTCGGTCCGCTACCGGGCGCCGGCTCGGTGACCTCGGTCGTGAACTCGGGGGCGGACCTCCGCTCCATAGGCCCTATCGTCTCGCCGGCTCGCGCTACCTCTGCCGCGTCGACTACGGCGGACGCCCGATCGACCGTGGTGCCCCGCCCCGGTACCGGCAGGGCTGCGGAAGTGGCCAATACGGGGTCTAATGCCCGAGGTCTGGGGCCTGCGGTCGCCTCTGCTCCGGTCGACTCCGACCTGAATATCGTTGGGCCGATTGCCAGAGGCTTCAACAACGACTCCTACATAGACCTGAACCCAGGCGGAGCGTCGGCCGTTGACGGCGGACCGATCTCGCTGGCCTTCATGGTCTACTTCTACGACCTCGCCAACGGCGCTATCATTCACGCCCTCAACGCGACCAACGACAACTGCTACTGGTTGGAGGTGTACGGCAGCACAATCGACTTCGGGACCACAAGCACCCCGGATGTCTGCCCCTTCACGCCCGTCACCAATACGTGGATGATCATCGGCGTCTCGAAGGCAAACGGGAACGCTATCCCGCGCTGGCACCGACTCCTGTGGGATGGGACGCCGACCTGGGAGCACCAGAACGGTACCCAGCTAGTCAACGATGTCCGGTCGCCTACCTCCTCGGGAAAGCTCCGGCTCGGTCGCTGGGGCACCGGCACAGGAGAGCAACTCAACGGTCGAATCCAGCTCGGTCTTGTTGAGGATTCCGTCCTGTCGGATGGGGACTTTGAAACCCTGTCAACCGCTTTCTCTGCATGGGGAGCGCTTGATCCCACCGTCCTCATAGAACTCGGTCAGGACGATGTAGCGACACCGGTTACCGACCTTTCCTCCACCGGAACTGCTGACCAGATTGGCATCCTCAACACGACCCCCGAGGAGGGCAACCCCTTCTTCTCGATGACCGCTACGGGAGTCGATGATGATGCCTACTCGGTCGGACCATTGCTCGGCACGACCAGGGTTGACTCCGGCGCCGGACGCGCGGACGGCTCGACGGGAGTAGGCCCCTCGATCGGCTCCGGCTCGGTCACCTCCTCGCCGGGGCGGGCCGACTCGATCCGGTCGACGGGACCGTTTCCCGGAGCCGGCTCCGTCACGGCCGTGCCCGGAACGGGATCCCTCGCCCGGAGCGCGGGTCCGCTGCTCGGCTCCACAGGCGCCAACTCCGCATCGAGTCGGGCTGACTCCGAGCGCGGGAGCGTTCCGACGATTGGTGCCGGGTCGGTCTCCTCCATACCGAACCAGGATAGTCAGGCCCGAAGCGCAAGCCCTCTCCTCGGGGCGGGACGGGTCGATAGCGCGCTCGCCTTCTCGGTCTCTGACTCCGTCCGATCGTCCGGGCCGATCGTCGGGACCTCGGGGGTTACCTCCGCACCGGGTCGATCGGATAGCGTCCGGGGAGCGGTTCTCAGCGTCTCCAGCGTCGCAGTCGTTGGGACCGTCCATCTCGGCTCTCTCGCTCGAAGCGTCGGGCCGCTGCTCGGGTCTACCTCGGTCAGCTCTGCGCTCACCTTCGATCTCGCGGACTCCGTGCGGTCGGCTGGGCCGCTACCGGGCTCGACTTCCGCCGGCTCGACGCTCGGGATCGGCTCGACTCCGCGCGGCTCGGCTCCCTCGATCGGCTCGGCTCGGATCGGCTCAGCCGCTAGTTTGGCCTCTACGCCGCGCGGAGGTCTCGTCCTGAGCGGAGGGCGAGTCGACTCCGTTCTGGCCCTAGCGACAGACTCGCGGGGCGGGAGGCTGCTTCTCGGCTCAACCTCGCTCAACTCGCTGGTTGTCGTCGCGACCTCGATAGCCGACAACGTGCGGGGAAGCGGGCTCGCGCTCCCGTCGACCCGGATCAACGCAACCACCGAATCCGCGCTGTTCACGGAGACCCGGAGCTGGACGACGCTGTGGCCCGGAGGGGTGGGCTACCTCTTCACGCCGGGAGAGGCGCCTACGGTTGATGTAGCTCCGCCCCTCGCTATCGACGTGTCGATCCCCGGAGCGCTGCTGGTCGAGCTGGACGACGCTGGAGCTCTAAACGTCGACATCACCCCGGTTACGTTGTGACCACCGCGCTCATCCGGACCCCGGTCGCTCCGCCGGTTGTCCACCGGGCCATCTGGAAGAAGTCGGACTGGACCCCACACGATATCCAGCGAGACATCATCCTCTCCCCGGTCCGTAACAAGGTCGTGTCGCTCGGTCGACGCGCGGGCAAGTCGCAGATCGGCGGATACACGCTCATCCCCGAGGTCTTCCGGGCGTGGAGCGAGCTAGACGAGATGCGAGCGCGCTCGATCCGGCGGGAGTTCTGGATTGTTGGGCCGGAGTACTCCGACAGCGAAAAGGAGTTCCGTGTCCTGTGGAACCGGGTGCATGAACTCGGCTTCGACGTAGACCGACCGGGGTCCTACAACAACCCGGAGGGCGGTCAGATGACGCTCTCTATGTTCGGCAGGCGATTGATCATAACCGCCAAGTCCGCGAAGTACCCTGCGACGCTGGTCGGTGAAGGTCTCTCAGGGGTCATCCTCGCCGAAGCCGCCAAGCTCAAGATGTCCGTGTGGCACAAGTACCTTCGGCCCACCCTGGCGGACTTCGAGGGGTGGTCACTCTTCACGTCGACCCCCGAAGGCAAGAACTGGTTCTACGACCTCTACATGATCGGGCTCGACGGGCACCGCCCGGACTGGGCCTCGTGGCGCGCGCCGGCCTGGGTCAACCCGTACGTCTACCCCGGAGGAGTCGACACGGACCTCCTGGACCGGGCGATCGAGGCGCGACGGAAGCACAGGCTGGACGACATGCTCGCCTTCCTGCGGACGCTACCCAACTGGGAGGGCCACCCTCCCGGCATCAACCCGGAGATCTGGTCGATGTTCCTGGACCAGAGCCAGGAGCTATTCAACCAGGAGGTCGCAGCCCTCTTCACCGAGTACGTCGGGCGGGTGTTCAAGGACTTCGATGAAGAGATTCATGTGCAGCGGCACCCCTTCCGCTCCGGTTGGGCGACCTATGCGGCGGCTGACTACGGCTTCACCAACCCCTTCGTCTGGCTGCTGCTCCAGGTGAGTCCTGATAGGAAGCACGTCCACGTCCTTGATGAGTACTACGAAACGCACAAGGACACCGACGAAGCCGCGCGGGAGATCGAGGGGCGGGGCCTCGCCCCCTCCTCGCTGCGGATGTTCTTCCCGGACCCTGCGGAGCCGGACCGGAGCCGATCCCTCTCCCGCCTCCTCAAGGTACGCGCCTACGGCAAGGGATCTATCCCGCTCAACGACCGGATCGAGTGGATACGCAGGGGCCTCCGGATCCCGCGCGATAAGCTACTGCTTCCGGTCGACCACCCGGAGCGCAAGCCCTCCCTGACCATAGATCCCAAGTGCGTCAACACGATCCGGGAGATGAACGACTACAAATATCGGGAGACGGCGGAGCAGGCCGGAGAGCGCGGGAGGTCGGCTCCGGAGGAACCTTTGGACAAGGACAATCACGCTCCCGAAGCGCTAGGCCGCTTCTACTCGGGCCTGTTCGGGAGTCCCTACCGGGACAAAGCAGGAGCCACCCAGACCACGGCAGAGACCAGGAGATAAGATGGCTACGGTTAGCCCATATGCAACCGCGCTCAAGCTGGCGCGACCGTTGCCCGGACACATCAAGTCGCAGCTAGACCAGCGACGGGTCGCTGCCTACTGGACGTACTGGGACATCTTCCGGAACGTCGAAGAGGCATTCCTGGCGGTAATGCGGAACGATGCCGGCGACGAAATGTCGCGCCGGCTGATCCCCTCCGCCCGCACGATCATCGAGGCGACAAACCGTTACCTAGCGCGGGATCCCCAGATCACCCCGCTCCCGCTGGTCACAATGCCGGACGGGACGACTGCGGCTCCGGACCTCGAAACGCTCGGTGCGACGAAGAAGCTGCTGGACGACTTCCTGGCGCGGGAGGAGTTCTTCACCAAGATCCTCTCGATCAAGCGATGGATGCTGATCCGGGGCGACGCCTGCTTCCACCTCCTCGCGGACGATACGAAGCTGCCGGGGCAACGGCTGCGGGTAGTCGAGATCGATCCCTCAACGTACTTCCCGATTGAGGACCCTCTGGACGCTGAGCGGATCCTGGGGGCCTACCTCGTGTCGCTCGTGCCCAACGACGATGATGAAGATGTCGCGATGCGGCAGAGCTACGTCATCCAGGAGAATGGCACCATCTTCACCAAGCTCGACTTCTTCGAGCCGGACGGCTGGGACGACCGGACGGCGCACGGCTTCGACGCGACCGACCTGAAGCCGGTGAGCGTGCCGTCCGCCTACGCCGCGTCTCCTCTCACGACTGGATTCCCGCTCCCGCCGGTCATCACGAAGATCCCCATCTACCACTTCCGCAACAACCGCGAGGGCGGGCTGCGCTGGGGAGTCTCGGAGCTGCAGGGGATCGAGACGCTACTGGCCGGCGTCCACCAGACTGCCTCCGATCAGGACATCACAATCACCCTTACCGGGATCGGCGTCTACGTAACAACTTCAGGACGGCCGAAGCGGGACGACGGCACCGAGGACAACTGGGTGCTGGCACCGGCCTCGGTGATCGAGCTAGAGTCTACAGAGGACACCTTCAACCGGGTCCAGGGAGTCGACTCGATCCAGCCGCTACTCGACCACTCCGCCTACCTTGAAGGGAAGGCGCGCGAGACGACCGGTTTGTCCGACGTGTCCGTTGGGCGGGTAGACGTTCAGGTTGCGGAGTCTGGGATTGCGCTCGCTATCCAGATGGCTCCGGTGCTCTCCAAGAACGAGGAGAAGGAACGCGAGCTGAAGAGCCGGCTCGACCAGATGTTCTACGACATCGTGAACATGTGGCTACCGGCATTCGAAGCGACTCCCGCGACCGGGCTCGGATTCACCTGGACATTCGGGGATCCGCTGCCGGTTGACCGGGCAGCTGTTCTGAAGGAGGTTATCGACATGGTGACTGCGAAGCTTATCCCGATCTCATTTGCCCAGAAGATTCTCCAGGAGAAGCTGGGATATGAGATCCCGGCCGACGCACTGGCACAGGTGGCCTCTGAGCAGACCACCCTTCTGGATTCTGTTGCGCCGAGACTGGAAGAGGAGGCCGCAGGCGCACCGGCTGAGTTCTAATGGGCGCGGTACCCGAACCGGCCGCATGGTCATCGGGATACGCGAGGGTTCAGCGACTCGCAGACCGAGATGTGTTGCGAATGCTGAAAGTCGCCCTTGCGGATGTAACCAAGATGTTGGCCCGTATGGAGATTCAGGGGATCGGCTCGGCTGTCCGCGAGGAACAGCTGCAAGCCCTTCGCAAGAACCTCCTGCGGGAGCAGGCCGCCATCTTCAAGCGTATGGGAAAGATCATCGAGGCCCGCCGGCTCGAAGCTGCCGAGAGGGCCATAGTCCTGGGGAGCGCGGTCGATACCGCCCTCCTCGAAGCGGCAGGCCGTACAGACGAAGCGAAGGCCCTTCGGGACGTGGCGCTGCGGGCGAGCGAGGAGACGCTAGCGCTCGCGGAGACGCGAGTCACGTCGAGCCGGATCCCGCTCGCGGAACGCATCTACCGCAATGAGGTATGGATGAACGGGAGGTTGGAGGACAAGATCAACTCCGCCCTCCTCCGGGGCCTCCCAGCGCGGGAGTTTGCGGCCGAAGCGCGGGACTGGTTCTCGCCTAGCACTCCGGGCGGGATCCGGTACGCCGCAATGAGGCTAGCACGGACCGAGATCAACAACGCCTATCACGCAACCTCGATTCACAATGCGCATGAGAAGCCCTGGATCAACCAGATGAAGTGGCACCTCTCCCGCTCGCACCCGAAGCCGGATCTATGTGACCGGTTTGCGAAGGGCGGGAGGGACGGAGACGGCGTGTATGACGTTCGGGACGTACCCCGGAAGCCGCACCCGCATTGCTTCTGTTTCGTTACACCCATTCCGCCCGAGGAGGACGCCTTCCTCGATGCGCTTGTAGCGGGGCGGTATGACGGCTATCTTCGCAGCAAAGGGCTAGGCTCCGCAGGTCCAAGCTAGATCCCGCATCCCCAGGATAAGGTAGTGCGATAAGGATCTAGTAGGATACGGAGCCAAGAAGCATGAGCGACACCGATCCAGACGCCCAGAGCGGCGACGAAGGTGCACAGGGCGGCACCGGGGAAAGCGGAACGGGAACCGGAGAAGGCACAGCCGGAGACCCGAAAGCCCAGAGCGGCGATGCGGGATCGAAGGCCGAAACTGTTGCCCGAGAAGACTTCGAGCGACTGCGTGAGCAACTCCGTGCGGCCGACAAGAGGCGCGATGAATTCGAGAAGGAACTGAAGCAGATCCGCGACAAGGACCTGCCTGCAGTGGAACGGCTCCAACGTGAGGCGGACGAAGCGGCCCAGGCCGCCGAGAAGACCAAGCAGGAGCTAGACCAGACCCGACTTGAACTCGCCTTCTTCAAGAGCAACAAGCACAAATGGCAAAACCCCGCAACCGCCCTGAAGCTCGCAGATCTCTCCAAGGTCACGGTCGAAGATGACGGCACGGTTACCGGACTGGACGCGGCTATTGAAGCCCTGGCCAAGTCGGACCCGTACCTCTTGAAGCCGGAGACCGACGAGAAGGAAAAGCCCAAGGGATCGACCGGGACGCCAGGCACCGCCGGGAAGTCGGGCGGAGACGATGGGCCGGACCTTAAGAAGATGGCCACTCGCATCCCTGCTCTCCGGTCTCGAATGACGGGCACATAAGCGAGCGAAGGAGGGTAGAGAATGGCAGTTCTGACTCCACAGGATCCACGCACCGGCACCGGTGTGGCTCCGGTCAAGACGGCTGCAAACGCTGGTGGCGACACCATTCCAATGCGGCACGGTAAGACCTACATGATCAAGTTTGTCAACGGCGCCGGTGCGCCGCAGACAGTCAACATCAACACGCCCACGTCGGGCGGAACGCAGATCGAGACTACCTATGCGATTCCGGCGACCTCGGAGCGCGTGTTTGTCGTCTCCCGTGACTACCACGGAGCGCAGACAGTCGACGTGGCTCTGACCTACTCGGCAGTGGTTACGTTGACCGTCGAGGTCTACGGCCCACTTCCGACCGAAGCGAGGTTTGGCTGATGTCGCGTATCGACAAGTACGACCCGTATAGCGGCGGCTTCCGGGCTCCGCTGGGCTTCACGATCTCCCTCGCGGACATCGACAAGATTTACGCCGTGGAGATCGACTCCGCCGGCAAGGCGATCCTTGCTACCGGCACCACGACCGTCAGCGGTGTGGTCGTTCCGGTGCGTCCCATGGGACTCAACGAGATCATCGACGTCATGACCGCCGGTGAGATCGAGGACGCGACCATGACGAGTGGCACGGCCTTCACGCTCGGCGCGCCGGCCTTCGCTCACGCGGGCGGGAACGTCGACAGCACGTCCGGCTCCGGGGTTGTCGTCGGCATCACCGTTGCTAATGCCCGTCGACTGGTCGTCCGGGTGCCCCCGGCTACCGCTTAAGAGGAGGTGTAACGCATGGCTAAGGGTTATCACGCTTCTGGGGATATCCTGACTCGCACCCGCGATGGACAGGACCTCAATGCTATCTGGAACCAGTACCAGCAGGCTCTCGCGGAGTTCAACGCGCAGCGCCAGCCGCTGATCGATCTCCTTTCCTTCACCACCCCTACGGTGATCGAGGACATCGTTCAGCCCGGCACGGAGGACTTCGAGCGGGCTTCCGAGTACGGCATTCCTTCGGCTATCAAGCCGATGCCGGCTCCGACCGCGCGGGCTTACCCCTTCGAGTGGTACGACACTCGGGCGGCATACACCTTCCAGTTCCTCGCGGGCGGGCCTTCGCAGACCCAGGGTGCTTCACAGCGCCAGCTCGACGCGGTTCTGAACAACGTGCTGGAGGCCGACAACCGGCTCCAGTTCATGTCGGTGATGCGGGCGCTGTTCAACAACTTGAACCGCACCACGATCGTGGACGGGATCCAGTACACCGTTCCGGCGCTCTACAACGCCGACACGTCGTACATTCCGACCTACAACGGAAACTCCTTCGACGGAGCGACCCACACGCACTACACGGCCACCGGCTCGACGCAGGCGTGGATCTTCGACCCGAACGACGTGCTTGCTGTCGCGCGGTTGGTCGAGGAGCACGGCTACAACCGGGCTGCCGGCTACAACATCATGATCCTCATGAACAAGAACGACGCTGACGCTAGCGTCGTCCGGTACACGAGGGGCGTGGCGTACGACGCTAGCACCGTCGTTTCGTTGTACGACTTCATCCCGACGACCGGCCAGAACTTCACGTTCCAGCTGCCGCCGGGATACACCCTCCAGGGCTCGCTGCCGCCGAACACCTGGGCCTCTATGGACGTTATCGGGTCCTGGGGTCCGTACATGTTCATCGGCAACAACCAGATTCCGGCCGGCTACATGGTTGCGGTTGCGACTCGCGGGAACGGCGTCACGACCAATGTCGTCGGCATCCGTGAGCACGCCAACCCCGGCCTGCGGGGAGTCGTTCTCCGTCCGGGCAACAACCAGAATTACCCGCTCATCGACTCCTTCTACATCCGGGGTCTTGGGTCGGGCATCGGCCCGCGCGGTGCGGCGGCCATCATGTTCAACGGCGCTTCGTACGCCGTTCCGGCCGCCTACGCCTGGGCATAAGGAGGGTTGATATGACACGCCAAGTTCCCTCTGACAAGCGACTGTCCGATGAGGACCGCGCTTACCTGCACATGCGGGGCGAGCACGACCGGGTGAAGCAGATGGATGAGCGCTTCCCCGAGAAGTCGGACGACGACGACGAAGAGGTTGTCGACGACGGTCCGGAGGAAGATGAAGAGGAAGCCGAAGACTACGGCACCTGGACCGTGCAGGAGCTTGATACAGAGCTCAAGCGGCGCCAGCTGTCGGTCGCCGGCACCAAGCCTGAGAAGGTCGCTCGGCTCGAACAGGACGACCTGAAGGCGTAACACCAGCGGGAGAGCGGCGCCAGGGAAATTCGGTGAGGGGTTTCCCTGGCGCTTTCCTGAAAGGAGGATCGTATGGCCACTGACGCAGCGGTTGCTCAATTGCGGCTTATTGTTGCGGAGCCTGATGACGCGGCGCCGTACACCGACAGTCACCTGAAGGAACGGCTCGACGCTGACGGGAACCTCAACACCACCGCCTTCAAAATCTGGACCGAGAAGGCTGCCCGCGCTGCGGAGCTAGTCGACATCACCGAGGGCGGGTCGACCCGGAAGATGGGCGACATGTACGAGCAGGCTCTGGGAATGGCGAGGCACCACGCCGGCCTGATAGTCGAGGAGCCGGCTGCGTCGCGCGGCACCCGCGTCGTAAAGCTCACGAGGCCGTGATGAACGCCAACGAGCTACGGGCGCTGAAGCTCAACACTTCTGCATTCATTGCTGCCAACCCCACGGTCCTAACCCTGATCCCCCGGACCCGTGTCAAGAGCGGCACCGGGACGCGGCTGTACGACGGCACCCCTCGTGACCCGCAGGTCTTCCGGATCATCGACCAGTCCGCTTCCAACGGCCCGCAGCCCGGCACGGTCAAAACGAGCGACGGCACGCAGCGGAAGGTTGAATACCAACTCCTCGGGATGCCGACCGTTTCGATCGGTCTCTACGACACTTGGACCGACGCGCACGGCATCCGCTGGGAAGTCGCGGAGATCCTGCCGGACAACGGCTATGAGCGTCGCGCACAGGTTACCCGCTTCGGGGAGTCCTGATGGGGTTTGAGCTCGATATGACTCCCCTCCTAAAAGGAGTCCGGCAGCTGGATACCCGGCTCGACGCGGGCGTGGGCGGGGTCATGGAGATGTACGACTCCAACATTGAGGGCTGGATGAAGACCAACGCTAGATGGACCGACCGGACCG